CTCCTGCTGCTATCTGCTGTATCTTTCCACCCCTTGCCAAATATTCCTCTATGGTCTCGGTTGCGCCTTCTACAGTTATCTTCTTTGTTTTCTTCGCCATGTGTTCTCCTATTGTCTACGCTGCTGCACTGTACCCGAATGCATTCAGATTGTGCAGCAGCAGTTGGTGCTCGCACCCGGACTCGAACCGGGACGCTGTTGTATAGCGACAGATTTTAAGTCTGTTGTGTCTACCTATTCCACCATGCGAGCGGTGTTGGCCTGCCCTGAAGGATTCGAACCTTCGACCTACAGCTTAGAAGGCTGTTGCTCTATCCAGCTGAGCTAAGGGCAGTGCGTTAGTGATTTGATTCTCCTTTGAACCGTGCGTTTGAACGTTTAACTTAATACTATAATAGCATTGAACACTGGGAATGTCAACCTCTTAGACGATTGATTGTGCCATTAAATCCGCTCCCTGAATCCGCTCTAAGTGTCCTTGAACCTCCGCTCATGAACAATACATTTGTACAACACATATGTTCGACATAAACCAGATACCACGCAGCGGGGCCTATACCCAGATAGTGTATATAGATAGCATATACGTATAACAAAGTCAAGACCCTTAATACGTATACATAGACAGCTCTTATAGTGTGTTAAAGGTATACGTATATGACTTGAACCACTTAACACCGTACGTATACGTTTGAGGCCTCACTAAGCTATTAAAGAGTAGTACACAGAGTGTAAGCGTATACGTATACTAGAATCATGATGAATATATATAATACCGCGCAGCGGGGCCACTGTAGGATCACGGTTTTACGGTCAAGGATCCGTAGATTTTGGTTGACTTCACCATAGAAAGATGGTATAATCCACAATTAAACTCCATCGTTTGAGTCATATGAGCAAGGTTTGGCTGCAAATTAACTACACCTTATGACTCGTTTGGAGGTGTTTAACAGGCATGCGTAGAATACTCCACCGTATGAATCAAACAAATGAATTAATTGAGTCAAACAAATGAATTATTCGAGTCAATTAAATGAATTTTTTGAACCGTTTGGTACACTAACCCCAGGCCTCCTAGAGCCTACACACGCAGTGCAGCGGGGCCTTCGCAACGTACTTGATCGAGTACAATAGTTCCCACTCACTAGAGTCTACGTATACGTATAGTCCTTTGTATAGTGTCTAAGTGTATTGTTCAGGGTAGAGTCTACGGTGATACTGTCGTGCTATACGTTTGTCAGTGGTGTATACTGCTAGGTTACCTTGTGTGTCATATACACTATAGAACAGTCTGTGTATGCTACTACCATCGCTGTTAGTGCTACGTCCAACTGTTGTGTTTATGTAAGCATGTTCACTCATACACGTATTTAACATCACTTATACTGTACTCACAACCGTTCGGTCACTAGTGTACAAGTATAGTGTACAAGTGTAGCCTATATGTGTTAGCTTGTGCAGTGTACAAGTGTAGTCGCCGAGTGTGTATAACAGTATAGTGTATACGTATAGTGTTACTCTGTGTGCAGTTTGTTGGTTAGTGACTGTGCAGTTTGTTGGTTAGCTCTAGTGTAAGTCAGGGTCTCTACCCATGCCACTTACTTGTGATTGTGTGTAGCTTTCAAGTTCAAACCGATCATTGGGATAGTTAGTGCGATAGTAATCAAGCACTTCTTGCGCCAATCGATCACTGTCAAGATGATTAGCAACTGTTTCTAGTTCACTGTTTATGATTCTATATAATTTAAGCATCTAGTATTTAGACGAAACTACTGTGTGTTAACTGTGTATATTAGGATCTTCATGATTAGCAAAGTCAGCATGTTCATCTATGTCATTGACGTGTGTGCGATCTTCATACGCAGCAATGCGACGGTCTAGAGTGTACAGTCGTTCTGTTGACCATTCAAGTGCTAGTATTAGCGAGTTGACTAGTGTGTGTGCTAGGGTGCGTAACATGGTGATTATATACCTTAAATTTTCTGGCGAACCGCTTCGCGGCTATAGTCTACGTCCGGCTCGAAGTCTGGACCGCAGATGTAGTAGTTGGCTGCTGCTCTTATTTGATTCAGAGTGGGCTCAGGGTGATCCATGTCAAACTCTATGTGTATTGTTATACTATGATCAGCCATATTGCAACTCCGATTAGTGCAACTGTGTACACTGTTATTAGATAGTAGGCTTGATGTTTGATCTCTTTGGTACTGAGTACAGGAGCTCCCATCTTGCGCAACCGTTTGGGTGTTATTCTTTTTCTCATGCTACTAGTATATACTCATTCACCTTTGTTTGTCAATCGAATGTGACTAGTTAAATAGTGTTATGAAACCAAAAAAGACCAACATGCAACACCTTAGAGCCAATGCTGTGTGGCTGATCATGCATCCCTGTCAGACATTTGGTTGGGAAATGGACACACGCTATCCGTGGCTAGCAATGGAAACTATACGACTAGCTGATCGCATACGTTGGTACACACAGGACTGTAAGCATCAGTTTGTGATTATGCCTGAGCATGACAATCAAGTGTTGGCACCATTTAGTCAAGTGGGTAGAATGTCCAAGCGCAGAGAACTTGTGGACTACATGAAGGAACGTGGACTGCAAGAAGTAGTATACACAGGCTTTCATCATGGCATATGCATACTCAGCGAGAGAGAACTAGGCATGCAGAGTGTGGCATGTATACCTAACTCAGTGCTCTATCTCAAACAGGATCTAGTAATGATTGGTCCTGGTGGCGGCATTGAAGCATGGGGCGAAGCAGATCGTCAAACACAAGAACTAGCCCACATCATCTAAATCAACTAAATATTATTAACATGCAAAGGGAGAACAAACTTTGAGTGAAGAAGATTATAGTTTTACAGACGAAGATGAAATGATCATAGAAGAAGCTGTAACCATTGCAGAACTATTCTACGAAGAACTAGAAATGCTCGAAGAACAACACACACGACTGTTACAAATAAACAGCTCTAATTCAGTGTTGGCTGCACATGAACTACAGTGTGTTATCAAATATTTTAAAGCTAGACTAGGCATAGAAGACGCTGACCTAGAGCATCTATATGGTGCAGATCCGGATAGAGTTTTGCACTAGTATGTGCATGTGTTAGATAAATATCTATACAACAAGGAAACACGATGAGAGAACAATTAGAAATGTTAGCTGAACATGGACCTAAATGGGCCAAAGAACGTGCTGCTATGGCACTTCAGGTAGCAGAACAATATGATGGTGGTGGCCTCGAAGAATATGAGTATCAAGACATTATGTTAAGACTAATTGAAGAGCCTAAGATTGACACGGATGCAGGTGATGACCTAGATACAAAGGCTCTGTTAATCACAGCAATACACATGGTAGGGAACATCATATGAGAATAAGCGAAGTATTAGACATACAGTTTGTTGAAGAGCCAGCAAGTAGAGCCCTATGCACATCGGGTAAGCCAGACAGCGCACTAGGTGCTAGTCAACTGTCAAGTTGTAAGAGCCAAGGCTATCGCAGTCGTGATGGCGGCAAGAGTCACAAAATTGGATCAGAAAGAGTTAAGGTCAAAGGTAAAAAGATTAAGGGCAAGAAGTATGGCGGCCCGTTACCAGATTGGTCTTAATACATGACAGTTAAACCAGCCAATGGAAGTTTAATAATTGCACCACCGGGTATGATTGACGGGCGTTTTGCTCGTACAGTAAACCTTATCACCAATCACAATCAAGAAGGTACATTTGCACTTTGTGTTAATAGACCTACTCCACACACGCTAGAAGACCTAGCCAAAGAACTTAGACTAGACCTACAAAATTTACGCTTTCCACTCTATTGGGGCGGCCCTATACAAAAGGGCAGTATATGGATGTTACACACTCCTGAATGGGAGAACGAGCATACAATGTACGTTAATGAGCATTGGAGAGTTACTAGCCACGAAAGCATGTTTCATTGCCTAGCAGATGGCGATGCGCCTAGATGGTTTAGAATATGCTATGGCCTAAGTCAATGGGCACCAGGGCAACTAAAAATGGAATTGGATGGGCAACCGCCCTTTACTAGAAGCAGTAGTTGGCTAATAGCTGATAACACCAAGCCTGCTAAGTTATTTGATATAGACCCTAGTGAACTTTGGGATCATAGTATTAGCGTATCAGCCAAGCAGTCGGTTAACAACTGGCTGGCCTAACCCTGTTTGAGATACTGAATAGCATTCTCTAAAACATCGACCCTATCTTGTAGCTGACCCAATGCCCTATTACATGTGTGGCATATGAACCCTCTAAACTTGTTGGTCTTATGATCATGATCCAAACACCAATGGCCGCTCTTGCGTCCGCCTGCACCTTTAACAGCAGCAGCACCCTTCTTACAAATAGGGCATATGTGATCATCGCCGGGGGTTGGGTGTGTGCGTTTAAGCTCTCTACGTACTCTGCCTAGCTCACGCTCACAGTCACGACATTCGGTGCGTAGATAGTTTGCACCAGAGCTTTTACAAAAACGATCTAAGGGTTGTACTACGCCGCACTTACTACATGCTTTTTCAGTCTGTGTATTCAACATCATCAACATCCCATATATTATCAAAACTTACTGTGAATGTCTTACGTGACTCTGTGTCGTATAGTTCAACGTGGCGTGACTCTAGGTCACGTACTTGAATAACTCCAAAGCCTTCGTATGTGCCAGGCCCCTTCAAGGGTGTGTCACTAAGCCCTGGAGGCCTATCAAATGTGTCTAGCATAGTTTCTACTTTAAACATGCATCCGTAGCTTTTGCCGGGTTCAATGTCTTCAATTTTATACATGGGTTACCATCCTATCTTTTCCCAAGGTACGTCTTTGTCTCCAAAGTGTCCGTACACGCAGTTTTCACTATAGTTAGTGTAGTTGAATAAATCAAATCTGTCAATGATTCCTTTAGGACTCAAGTCAATCTCTTCACGTATAAAATGTTCAATACTACGATTGTGTCCGTTGCTGTCAATAAGGATACTAGTAGGTTGCTTTACGCCAATAGCATACGATAACTGAATGTTACACCAGTCTGCCATTTCGTCTGCTACTACGTTCTTAGCTAACCAACGTGCCATGTAGGCAGCACTACGGTCTACTTTCGTAGGGTCTTTTCCAGAAAAAGCGCCACCACCATGAGGAGCGAACCCACCATAGGTGTCCACGATAATCTTTCGTCCTGTAACTCCTGCATCACCGTCAGGTCCACCAATAACAAAACTCCCAGTAGGATTAATGTGCCATACAGTATCTTCATCAATTAAATTACCTAGGGCTGATCTTGCAGCCTGCTTTGCAAGTTCTCTTGCAATTACTATTTCGCCTTCAGCATGTTGTGTGCTGATAACAATTTGATCAATACGTTTAATAAGACCTTCACGCCTAGCACCATTGTACTCTACGCTTACTTGACTCTTAGCATCTGGACCTAGGATATCATCTAGTTCACGGAGGCCTTTGAGTTCTTTTAATATCTCGTGAGCATAATGAATAGGTGCTGGCATCATACTAGCTGTATGATTACAAGCATAGCCAAACATAATACCTTGATCGCCTGCTCCAAAGTCGTCTGTACCTAGTGCAATGTCTGCACTTTGGCTATGAATTTCATTATAGATCTTTAGTTTATTCCAATGAAACCCTTCTTGTTCGTAGCCAATCTGTTTAACTTTGTTGCGTACAATATGTTCTACGGCTGCTTTAGTTACATTAAAGTTCTTAACTTCACCTGCAAGTGTAACCATGTTAGTAGTTACTAGTGTTTCAATTGCTACACGGGTTGTTTCATCGCCGTTCTTTAAGCCAGCATCGACAAGAGCATCTGAGATTTGGTCTGCAACCTTATCTGGATGTCCGTCACTTACTGATTCGCTTGTAAAAATATAGTTCATGTAGTTTCCTATTAAATTTGTTTAGGCTCCTGTTTAGCTATTAGGTACATCTTCTTAATGATTATGTCAACATCATCTTCTGTTAGATGTCCTGCAACAGTGTCTCCGCTATTAGTTATACCCGGCAGTTCAACCATATTGTCGTTCTTGAATACTGCTATCTCAAACAAGCCTGCTGCATTACCGTATGACATTTCGTTCTGGATAATACTTAATTCATAATCACCAAAGTTAAGCATTGCCTGTACACCCTTAGGAGTTTCAGTTGGCAGTAATTTAAAATCTGCTAGTTTCATTTGTTACTCTCCTGTATTTGTTTAATGATACGATCAGCATCAGGGTATGTTGACATATGATCTATAATGCTGTCTACAGCAGCAATTCGAATCATTTCTTCTGTAACCACATGCTCTGTGCTAGGTGTATAGAAAGGATTATAGTTAGTAGGCAAGTAGGGTTGCGTCCAACTATAACTTATATTCGGGTACTTTTCGGGTTCCATCTACAGCCTCCTAGTGAAGAACTTTATCAGTGTCAAAGAAAGGTAGTACGTCACCCTTCTTAGCTACGATTGATGCAACCATTTTATTAAAGTCACGTTCATCAAGTGAAGTTTTGTACAAGCGAAGCGCAATTGACGTTAGCACCGCAGCTACAGCTAACGGGTCTTCGTTCTCTTGAATCTCTAAGGCTACTTCTGCAAAAAAGTGATTGTACAGCTCTTGTAGCTGTGAGTCGTTTGTTTTCATTTTATTATTCCTTGCTTTCATTTTATTAATCGTGATACCCATCATCTTCTTCAACAACAACTGACTTAGGCTTTTTACTCAGTTCTTCTATTCTTTTACGTTGTTCTTCGATAATCTTTTGTTGTTTCTCTAATTCTAAAAACTGTTTGTCGTTTTCACTAACGACTGGAAAATTTATTATATTACTCATACCTTCTCTCCTGGTTCAAAGCCTCGGAACGTTTTAAAACGTGGGAAGCGCAAACTATATGTACCGTCTTGATTCTGTGTTACTGCATCTGCACGTACTTCTACTAGTTGTCCAATAACATCGCTACGAAGAGTCCAAAAGTTATCGCGGTTACTGTCACTAAAGCCGCTACCGCAATTGACCCTAACCATTCTTCCATCGTCCATTCCTTCACAAACGATAGCACCGAGTCGTCCTTCATTTCTTCCTGTTCCTTCTTCAACATCTACAACCTCCAATGTAACCTCAATAAACGGCTTTTGCTTTAGCCATGCATGTGATCTCTTACATTGATAAACAGTATCAATGTCTTTAATCATAATCCCTTCGTAACCTTTTTCAATAGCATCTAAGTTATATGCTTTAAACTGTGCATCACCTTCTTCAGTGCCCAGTTCTACTTCTGTTTGTGTTACAATGTCACAATAACATTGTTCAAATATCTTAGCAAATGTTTTAAGCATATTGCTTCTGCGTCTTTGTCCTTGTATGCTTTGTCCTTGTTTAAACTCTACCAACGGAATAATATCAAACAGTGCAAGTCGAGCATCACCAGCTTCAACATCTGACTTTCGATTTAGTTGTGTCATTAACTGCTGAAAGTCAGCACTCATAACTTCTCCATCAAGCACAAACGAACGTCCAAACTCATCAATAAAGTTGCTTAGTGCATCAGTGATGTGTGTAAAGTTTTCTAACACTTTGCCGTTACGTGAGTACTGTGTTACAGTTTTGTTTTCGTGATCAACAATTGTAATACAACGTACACCGTCTAGCTTAGGCTCAATAAGTTTACGGCCAACTAACTTCTTTTCGTGGTTAGCACCGTCATGGGCGAGCATACATTCAAACACAGGTACTTTATACTGTGGAAACTCTTTAGCTACTTTGTTAACAGTCTTTTCGCTCATTCCACAACGCAAGTCTTTAATAAGAATACGTCTATAAAAACCATTCCATTGATCAGTAGTAGCAACACTCATTGCAAGTTCAATTGCGTCACGTGCCGCATGTCCTGTTAGTTTACGTTTGTACAATGCTTCAGCAAGTTCAGCAAAGTTTGTCCAACTTAGGCCTTGTCCGGTAAGTACATCTGAACGCTCAGGCACTTGCTTCACACCAAAAGTATATGTTTTATCAAGAGCCATTCGAACACCTTCAAAGAACTCATCTAGTCCTTCTTGCATTGCTGCTTCGAGGATTGCTTGTTTGGCTAGTTTGCTATTGTCAGCTTCTAACTGTGCGATAATATCTTGCGGTTGTGTTCTCATGTATGTTGCTCCTTGTGTGCCTAATTAATATATATATTATAACAGAAATTTATAGGTCTGTCAACCGATTAATTACCTCATCTACGTTGTGTACATTGATTTCTTTGCCGATCTCGTATACATGAAAATGGTAGTCTTCAATAGTTTCTTTTAGTTTCTTTAGTATAGTTTCTTCAGGCTCAGCTATCCATTCTGAGTAGCCTCTACCCTCTAGCATAATAGCATAGCCAAACGTGTCTTTGAGTACACTCTCTAGTTTACTAATTGGGTTTGACTTACCATACCACAAGTGATTGAACGTAGCGTAATGGCTACGAGCAGAATAACTGTTCTGATAAACTCCTAGCCTATCCATTGCACGATCCACTCCAGTAATACCAATCTTACAATCACCACTACCCATAGGGTCTTTCATTAAGTATAAGAACTTCATGTTACCACCTACACTGTGCTGTTGGAAGTTGGATACGTCCTATAAAGGTATTGTACAAGTTTACAATAGCATCATATACACGCCATTGGTCGTGGTCTCTTGGGTTTGTAAACCCTTTGGCGTGTAGTGCAGTCTCGTAGTTGTCCTTTAGACCTAGTTGTACTGATGTTGGATCACCCCATATTTTAATAAACAGTTTTCCTAGTTCATCATCAAAAGCTGCATCGATAGCAAAGCCTTCAACCTCAGCCATCTTATACAATAATGCCATAGGCCTCCATATCTCTAACTCTGCTGCTGCCTTCTTCCAGTGTGCATTATGGAATTGCAATGCACGTTTAAAGTATTTGCCTTTAACTCCGTAATCATCTGACATTTCAAATATAGTTTGTCCACTTTTAATCTGACTAAATGCATTTGGTGTGTTAGCATTACGTTTAGGACCAAACCCTGTAGCAGTTAAAATGTTATTCATCTGTACAGTTGCACTATCTTTTGTTTCTAGCAATATCATAAACTCATCGTAGGCATGTAGTTTACGTTTGTTACGACTGTTAATACGTATCATGTTTTGTCCTGCTAACCAAACAGCATACTCTACTTTGTCTGTGAAGCCTGCGTCTTGTACTGTGTTGGCAGTAATCATATTTGTATCAATATACCACATAGGGTATGTAGTATATTTTTGTCTAAACATTTCTTGTGATGTGTGATGACCGTCCCACAGCATGTACATTCCGTCTACTAATATAGCAGTTGGCAACAGTACCGCAGTGTGTTCGTAGTCTTGTTCAATTTTATACATATGGTTAGGTGCAACATCTCGTTGGAACCTTGGCCACAAATACATGTCGTCCCAATCAATCCAACCAAACTTTACAATACCTTCTTTAGGATTGTATGGGTCTTGGACATTAGGTTTCTTGTCAGGTCCAAGTACAACATCAATTGCTTCTGCAATATCATTAAGTGGAATAATGCCACGGTCGTAGTTGTCAGACATAGTACGCAAATCAATTGCGTCATCTTTCATTTCGAATGAAATTTTGAATTTTGCCAGATACTTGTTGATCTCCGTCTGGCGATTGTACGGAACTTTCTTCATGCTCTTAACTCCTTATAACATGTGCAACGAATTGCTAGTGTTAGTTTGTGCCTGGGTGCGTAACGAATTACTGGCCCATAGCGTTAATTTATACTTACATATTACACTCACGATTACCACTTGTCAACCATATAATACAATATATATGTGTATGAAGATATTAATCACAGGTGCAGCAGGCTTTTTTGGACGTAATCTAGTCTATAAATTAAGCGAAGAACACAGTCTAGAATGTATAGACTTGCCGTTAGAGTTGTTTGACAATGCTGAACGTGAGCGTTTTTATAATGACTATAATGTATGTGGAGCAGATATATCAGAAGATCTGTGGCAAGTTAAGCAGCGTATGATGGATTGCGAGATAGTTATTCATCTAGCCAATAAAACTAGGATAAGCCCTAGCTGGAACGAGTACGAAGAATACTACAGGCAGAACATAGGAACTAGCCAAAAGATATTTTCACTGTCGCAAACACTAGGAGTAAAGAAGTTTATATACTTTAGTTCTAGTAGCGTGTATGGTGATAATGGGTGGGTACCTAATAGAGAAACAGATCCGTTAGCACCTACAAGTCCTTATGCAATAAGCAAAATGGCAGCCGAGGCAGCACTTACTGCGCAATCATCAAGAGGTAAGACTGAGCTAGTGATTGTTAGACCATTTACAATGTATGGTCCATTTATGGAAACAGGCAAGTATGCGCTTGTTATCTCTAAATTTATTGAAGCAGCACAAGCTGGTGACCCGTTGTTACTAGATGCAACAGGTTCACAGACTAGAGACTTTGTACATGTAAGCGATGCGATTGAAGCTCTCAAATTGATTATCGAACACGGAAAAGATAGAGACGTATATAATGTAGGCTCAGGCACAAGTGTAACTATTAGAGAACTTGCAGACATTGTAAGTACCAAGCAAGTTGAGACGCCGCCACGCCTAGGACACATTCCTAGTACACTGGCTGACATTACTAAACTTACCAAACTAGGATGGTCTCCAAGCATTAATGTTAAATCGTGGTTGACAAACATCGTTAAAGACCTTAATATAAACAGTATATGAAACGTCTTGCACAACAATTAAAGGAAAAGAAAATATGGCATTAGTACCAATGGTAGTAGAATCAACGAGCAAGGGCGAACGAGCTTTTGATATCTACAGCAGATTACTTAAAGATAGAGTTGTTATGCTGAACGGCCCTGTAGAGGATTTTATGGCTAACATAGTTGTTTGCCAATTACTATTTTTAGAATCAGAAGATTCAGACAAACCAATTTCGTTGTTTATTAATAGTCCAGGCGGTGTAGTAACTGCTGGCATGAGCATCTACGATACAATGCAATTTATTAAACCTGAAGTGTCTACCTATGTAATGGGACAGGCATGTTCAATGGGTAGCTTGTTAGCACAGTCCGGTGCACCAGGCAAACGATATATGTTACCTAACGCAAGACATATGATTCATCAACCAAGTGGTGGAGCAAGAGGCCAAGCAACTGACATGCAGATCCAAGTAGAAGAAATTCTTAAAATGAAAAAAGAACTTACAGGGATCTACGAAAAGCATAACAGCAAAGGTAAAACGTTTGAACAACTAGAAGCCGACATGGAGCGTGATAAGTTTATGTCAGCTAAAGAAGCTCTTGAATACGGACTTATAGATAAGATTGTTGATCATCGACCATGAAGTTAATCCCTCAAGGACATGCAGTTAAAGACTGGGGCTTAGAAATAAACTTTGCTTCAAATGAAAGTTATTGTGGAAAGCTACTAGTCTTTGAATATCCTAAAAAGAAAACAGCAATGCTACTGCACAAGACCAAACGTAAGAGTTGGTTTGTAAATTCAGGATCGTTTAAGATTACTTTTATAGATATTAAAACAGGAGTGCCAAGAGAACAAATAGTTAAAGAAGGCAATACTGTTGATATTGCTGAAATGTCGCCGCATCAGCTAGAGTCACTAGAACATAACTCGACTATATTTGAAACAGGGTCAGCTGACTATGAAGAAGATCAATTTAGACTTAATCCTGGTGACGAGCAAATACAGCCTTCAGAGCAATAACTAAATCTTCAATCATTCCATCATCATGATACGGAGTAGGAGCAAAACGTAATCGTTCTGTTCCTTCTGCTACTGTTGGAAAGTTAATTGCTTGAACATATATATTATGTTCGTCTAACAACATATCACTCATGCTCTTACACTTCTTAGCATTGCCAACTAGTACAGGAACAATGTGTGTAGTTGACTCTTCCATAACCGGAATACCATTCTTAGCTAACCGCTCTTTAAGTTTAGCAGCACGTTCTTGATGCAGCTCACGCATTTCGTTATGATCTTTTAGGTATTTAATTGCAGCCATAGCACCAGCACAACTTACAGGACTCATTGAAGTTGTAAAAATAAAGCCGGAGGCGACACTACGAATAGCATCTATTACGTCTGCATCAGCAGCAACGTAGCCGCCTTGCACACCAAATGCTTTACCTAGGGTTCCGTTGATTATATCAACACGGGATTGAAGCCCTAGTTTTTCTGTCCAGCCGCCTCCGTGTTCGCCATACAGGCCAACAGCATGAACTTCATCAATGTACGTCATGGCATTATACTTGTCAGCAATGTTACATATCTGTTCAATAGGACTAACATCTCCGTCCATTGAATAAACACTTTCAAAAACAATACAAGGTGTTTGTCCTGCTAGTACAGCACTTGCACATAGTTCATCTAGTTGATCCATGTTGTTGTGTGTCCATACTTGTTTCTGTGCTTTACTGTGAAGTATGCCTTGGATAAGAGAAGCATGGTTCTTGCTATCACTTAAAAATACAATGTTGGGGAATATTTTTGCTAATGAAATAAGAGTCCACTCATTAGCTACATAAGCAGACGTAAACAATAATGATTTTGCCTTGTTATGTAGTGTACTAAGTTCGTTTTCTAATGCCACATGATAGTGACTGGTACCGCCAATGTTCCGTGTACCTCCCGAGCCTGATCCTGTTTGGTCTAGGGCAGTATGCATAGCGTCTATGACAACTTTATGTTGACCCATACCTAAATAATCATTAGAACACCAATTTACAATGTTCTTAATGTTGTATGGACCATACCATATTGCTTTTGGAAACTCTCCTCGCTCACGTAAGATATCATTAAAAACACGGTAATTACCGTTGCTTTTTAGATCTCTCAGCAATTTGTTTATTGGCTTTTTGTCTATCATAATAACAACCTATTCCCCCTAAGGTGTGGTGGGTATAAAAATGCCACCCGTCTTTTCGAAGTTCTGTCAATAGTTCATCGTAGTCTTTCCACATGGAAATAATACTTCGAAACATTTTTAACATGTTTGTATTTAACTAAATACTTGTGAACAAGCGATATATGCGAATCACTATAATTAGAGGTAACTAATGGCAACTATTAAATGTAAAGGGTTAACAGGCGTACAGTTTAATGTGACTGTAACTTACGGTTCAACTACAATGAACGGACTTACAGCTCTAGTACAAGCAATAGAAGGTGCTCCTATTACAACAGGAATGTACGGTGAAATTGTTGCTGAAAAAGACTCTGCTATCAATCAAGCTAATGATGGCGCAAAGACATTAACTGCCGCAGGACTTGCCGCAGGTGATGTAATTATATGTGTTCCATTAAAGACTGGCAACAAAGAAGCACGTCAAGAACAAAAGGGTGCTATTGCACAAGCTAAACGTGAAGGACTTGCAGCCGCAGATACTGATGCTGTTTACTATAGGGCATTAAAAACATTCAATAAGAACAGACTGCCTAACCCATATGAAGCAGATGCATACAACGCAGACGATGACGAAAACACAGGCGCACCAGCAGCAAGTAGACCCTGGAGTTAATAACTTCCACACTTTTTAATAAATACTACTATAATAATACAGGGAGCGAATCTATGTACGAGTACCGATGCGAAGTAACGAGAGTGGTTGATGGGGACACAGTAGATGTGAACATTGACTTAGGATTTAATGTAATACTAGCCGACGAACGTGTTAGAGTTATGGGGATAGATACTCCTGAATCACGCACAAGAGATAAAGTAGAAAAGGCGTTTGGCCTTGCTGCAAAGAAAAGACTAAAAGAATTACTAGGAAAGACTTCTATTCTTAAAACACAGATTAGTAGGAATGGTGAAGATATGAAAGGCAAGTTCGGACGTATCTTAGGAGACTTTATTTTAGACGATGGGCGTCTAGCAACAGAAGTTATGATTGCTGAAGGACAATGTGTTCCTTACTTTGGTGGATCTAAAGATGATACCAAAGCAGCACATATGAAAAACAGAGAACGTTTGATTGCTGAAGGGGTAGTTAAACTTCCATAAAGGAAAAGAACATGAAACATATTTGGGCACTTATTGTATTAACATGGATGGTCGTATTTTATGCAGGAACAGCATATGGTGAAGAACAAGAGCAACCACCAATAAGATTACCGTTGATGGTCGAGTGCGGAAGCAACGAACAGATACAAGCTCTAATACGAAAACATGGAGAACTTCCTTTTTTTAGTGGCAATACTTTATATCAAACACCAGGCGGTGCGTATGTGGGAAGGTTAGAAGTCTGGGCCAATCCCAAAACAAGATCATTTACAATTACAATTAGACCAAACGAAGACCAAACTTGTATTGTATTGCCTGGGAAAAATCTAACCCCTTATATGGATGAAGGGCTTACTTTATAAATAAAAACAGTAGGAGCGAACTATGTTTACAAATAAAATAAAGACTAAATTAACAGACACAACATTTGAACAACGAAGTTTACTATTTGCAGAGCTATCAGCAATTGCATACGAAGACTTGCCTAGCGTAAAAAAGAAAGCAGCTAAACTAGGATTTACTACTGTTGAGTTTTATGAAAAGGCCGGCGCACAAGCATATCGCTTCATGAACAAAAATGATTTAATTATTGCATGCCGTGGCACTGAGCCTACTGCATTTAATGATATAGCAGCTGACTTAAAAGCTATACCAGTAATAGCAGAAACAATATCAAGAGTACATCAAGGATTCAAAGACGAAGTAGATGATCTTTGGCCTATGATCGAAGAAGACATCAATCGTACTGTAAACGTAACTAAGACACTTTGGTTCTGTGGACATAGCTTAGGTGCTGCAATGGCAACTATTATGGCAAGTAGAGCAAAGCATAACATTGAGCTAAACGATCCTATTGAGCTTTACACCTACGGAAGTCCGCGTGTGGGTTGGAGAGGTTACACTAAGAGTTTAGATATTGTTCATAACAGATTTGTAAACAACAACGACATTGTTACTACTGTACCTATGGCAATTATGGGCTACACACATCACGGCACAGAACGTTACTTTAATACTTGGGGTAATCTAAGAACTCCTACAAGATGGCAAAAGTTTAAAGACAAGTGGCGTGGTATTTGGAGAGGTATCAAAGTAGGTAGAGTTGATAGCTTTTCAGATCATAGTATGGTTGAATACATTAAACATTCTGCTAACCTCGCAAAAAATTCCGAAACTCCACAGATTTAGGTTGACACCATTGCTCCGTTATGTTATAGTATATACATAATTAGATAATAGGAGCAAGATGCAATTGAATAAGAACGAAAAGATTATCCTAACAGACTGCGATGGTGTAGTTTTAGATTGGGAGTGGGCATTTAATATTTGGATGCAAGAACACGGATTTGAAACTGTCAAGGGATATCAATATGTATACGATATCGGTCAGCGATATGGCATTTCTAAAAACCAAGGACATAAATTAATTAGGCAGTTTAACGAAAGTGCTACTATGGGTTTCCTCCCAGCATTGCGTGATGCACAGTACTATGTTAAACGATTGCATGAAGAACATGGATTCGAGTTTCATGCTATTACATCTCTTTCTAAAAATAAAAACGCATGTAAGTTGCGTACAATGAATCTCAAAAAACTATTTGGTAAAACAGCATTTACTAAATTTGTATATCTTGGAACGGGTGCCGACAAAGACGAAGCACTAGCAGTTTATCAAGATACAAATCATTACTGGGTTGAAGACAAACCAGCAAATGCTGAAGCAGGATTAAAGGTTGGCCTTCGTCCATTGTTAATAGAACATGGTCACAACATGAATTATAAACAAGAAGGCATAACTACTGTTAAGAACTGGAAACAGATCTATAACATTCTGACAGATAGCGACAATGGAAAACAATAACCAAGTAAAAGAATTTTATCCTCATACCTGGCAGAAAGAAAGGTATCAGCTGTCAGCGTATGAGTGCTTCGAACAAATAGATGCATACCTTAAAACTCCTCCCAAACGTATACTAGACATTGGCTGCGGCTATGCTTATGTAAGTGAACAGTTTCAAAAGAAATACGGAACTGAACTATGGTTACTAGAAGGAGACTTCCAAACAACAATAGATCGTCCTCGCAAATCAAGTTGGGGACCTGTTGGAGACATGAAGTTCTATCTTCCAGTCAGTGAGCTCAAAACATATTGGGACAACCGAAACATAAAATACAATTTCGTAGATGCTAATAACATCAATTTAGACTCAGACATCAAATTTGATTTTGTTTGCAGTTGGTTAAGTTGTGGGTTTCATTATCCTGCAAACACTTACAAAGACTTAATAACTAAACATACAAACAACGACAGTACTGTTATTTTTGATTTTAGAACTAAAACATTATTAAATCAACAAAAGAATGATGTTAATGTAATCCATAACTTCAATCCAGAAGGTGGAAAAAGATCAAGAGCACACTTTAGATATTAGAAAGGAAGTAAGCATGAGTAACTGTTTTCATCTAGCCATCGAGGCTGGCGATTTGGAAATCGCAAAACAATGGTACACAGATGTACTAGGTTGCAAATTAGACATGGCAGAAGAAGGCAAATGGCAAGACATAGACTTCTTTGGAAATGAACTTACATTACACAGTTCAACCCCAAGACAGTCGAAAGGACCTGAGCGTTCTAAGCACCATGTTGATATGGGAGAAGTATGTGTTCCGCACTTTGGAATACATCTAGAAGAAGCAGATTATCAGCGAATACGAGCTAGTATTGAAACGCACACAGGCTTCTTAGATACTCCCTATATAAGATTTGCTGACACAGATTACCAACAAGAAACGTTCTTTGTTGAAGATCCTAATTACAATGTTTTAGAAATAAAACAAATGGTAAAAGGGCATCTAGGCAAGGACACAATTTAACTTATAGAGGAAGGGAACCGTTTGAAAATGAAAATTATCGCAGGAAACGCCAACAAGAAATTAGCACAACAGATTGCAGATCATTGTTTTGCATCTTTAGTTCCTACAAATGTTAGCACGTTTGCCGACGGCGAATCGAGTGTAGAGTTTTTAGAAAACATTAGAGGAGAAGACATCTTTATTATACAAAGTACTAGTACTCCTGTAAACGATAATTTAATGGAACTGTTGATTATGATTGATGCAGCACGTAGGTCGAGTGCTAGTCGTATTACAGCAGTCATTCCTTACTTTGGATATGCTAGACAAGATCGTAAGAGTGCAAGTCGTACACCTATTACTGCAAAGTTAGTAGCTAACTTATTAACAACAGCAGGCGCAGATAGAATCCTTACAATGGATCTACACGCAGGACAGATACAAGGCTTCTTTGATATTCCAGTTGATGACTTAACTAGTCGACTAGTATTCGCTAAAGACATTAGACGCACAATTGGCCTAGTTGATGATCCTGAAGTGCAACAGCAAGGTACAGTGTTTGTAAGCCCTGACGCTGGCGGAGTTGTTCGTGCTAGAAAGTTTGCAGACATGTTTGGAGGAGATATTGCTATCGTAGACAAACGTAGACCCGAAGCAGGTAAGAGTGAGGTCATGAACTTGATCGGCGATGTTAAAGGTAAACACGCCATTCTAGTTGATGACATCATTGACAGTGGAGGAACTTTATGTAGTGCAGCAAAAGCCATTATGGATGCAGGTGCTCTAACAGTTCGTGCATATATTACACACGGTGTACTTTCCGCTGATGCATGTCAAAAGGTTGAGAAGAGTGTTCTTGACGAACTAGTAGTCACAGATAGTATTTTAGATCATTGTCCTAAAACTTATAAAAAGACAAGACAGGTTAGTGTTGCTAATCTATTTGGAGAAGCTATTCGTCGGGTTACCAACGAAGAGTCTGTTTCTAGCCTGTTTGACAGTCATATTACAAAACAGAATTAAATAATGTTAGGAACAGGAGATAAGATGAAAAGTGTTGTATATGATAATTATATGCGTAGCACATACGGTGAACTTTCAAAGTGGCCAGTGTACGGCATGAAAGGGTTAATACCTCACTCAGAACCATTCAAAGAAACTAGACTACGATTTACACAAAATTACTTGCAACGACTATATGATATTTCCAAACGGTTATTAACTGTAGTGTGATCTAACCATATCAACAAACAGTTCAACATGAGCTTCGGGCGTGAGTTTATTAATACCATGCCCGAGGCCACATACCCATCCTGTACGATCAACTGTATCCATTTTACTTAAAAACAAACGAATCTGTTCTTTGCATTCTAAATAAGGTAGAAGTAATAGTTGCTCGTCAAAGTTGCCTTGCACAAATCCGTCTTTATACTTGTTCATAGTTTTTGAAATATCAACAGTGCTATCAACACCAATTCCTTTCCAACCCATTTTAAGTAAACTAGGCATACATTTAGTATTTAAATGCTGTGTGTAATATCCTACATGCTCGCCTACCATAGGCTGTAGTAATTCTTTATAGTGATCCTTAAAGAACTTTTCACTCATGTTACCTACTCCGCTATCAAGTATCATAACTTTTTCGGCACCAGCTGCTAACTGTAAATGTATATTACGATTGAGCAAAGGAACAAGAACTTTGTGTAAGTATTCTACTTTAAACTTAGTGCTTGTTTTTTGTTTGCCAGTTGCATAGTTTAACAGTGTCCAAGGACCTCCTACAAACCCAATAAGACTTTTATTTTTAGGTAGTGCTTCTAGTGTTGCAGTAATAGCACGACTTTGAAACACCATGTGTTTAATAGCAGCGTCAACATCCATGTGGTCTTTATAATTTTCTTCTGTAATTAGCCATTCAAACTTTGGACCTGGATTAAACTTTAGAGGAACACCTAACCCTTCAATAGGGAAAAGTATGTCACTAAACAGTATTGCAATGTCAAAATCAAATTGATTAATTGGTAGCATTGCAACCTTAGCTGCAACTTGTGGAAGTTTACACATTTGTTCAAATGTAAACTGTTCTTTCATTTCCATGTAACCTTTTTGATATCGTCCGGCCTGCCGCATCATCCAAATTGGAGGTACAGGTTGCTCTACTCTATTGCAGGCATTTTCAAATAGTTTATTCATATAAGTTTTACTCCTAATGACTCTCCTAATTTAAGATAGTCAAGTTTCTTTCCAATAACTGAACCGTGCTTTCCTGTTTCGTAGTTGTGTGCTTGTAACATAATACAGTCGCCTACAACACTAGAAATACAACCAATTGCAGTATGGCAATCACCATCAATAACTTTTAACATTCTACGTTCTGCCATTGCAGCATAGTAAGTATCTAAGTGATTCTTTGTTTTTATTATTTGACTTGCTTCTGAGTCTTTTACAGTTTGTAAAGCAATCACTCCTTGCCCGATTGCAGGCAGCATTTCATCAATATTAAATATCTTGTTGATGCGATGTTCAAGTCCAAGTGTTTCTAATCCTGAAACAGCAAGAATAATCGCATCATACTCCCCAGCATCTAATTTAGCAATGCGAGTATCAATGTTTCCTCTAATAGGAGAAACTTGTATGTACGGATTTAATATTTTTAATTGAGCGGCTCTTCGTGGGCTACCAGTGCCTACTTTTGCATTAATGCCCATGTTACCTATAACACAATCTCTTGGATCTCTGCGTTCTAGTACTGCGCTTATTTCTAGTTCAGCCACTTCAACATCTGCTGGCATATCTTTTAGACTATGCACAGCAACATCTATATCTCCGTTAAGTAATGCAGTTTCAATTGCACTACAAAATACAGCTTTGCCGCCTATCTCATGAATAGGCACATCTTGATGTATGTCACCATCTGTTTTAATTACAACTATCTCTACATCAATAAATGACTTGTGCTCTAAGATCATCGTTGCTGCACTAGCATAAGCCAATGCCAGGTCACTTCCTCTTACACCAATTCTCATCAATCCCACCTTACACTAGGCGGTAAACTCATTAGTATTGCTTCCATGTTTCCACCTGTTTTAAATCCAAATCTAGTTCCACGATCATAAAGTAAGTTAAACTCTACGTAGCGGCCACGTTTCCGTTCTAGTATTTGTCTGTCTCTACTTGTATAGTCCATATTTATTGTAGGAGTAATGATACTTCTGATCAACGAGTTGAATGTTCGTCCTACATCTTTAACAAAATTAAAGTCCATATCCTTTGGATCATGATACTCAAAGAAGATACCACCTACACCTCTAGTTTCGTTGCGGTGTGGCAAGTAGAAATACTCATCACATGCTTTACTAAACTTAGGATAGTAATCACTGTTATGCATATCGCACATTTGTTTTAGACTTGCATGATATGATTCTTTGTCAAATGGCATACAAGGAGTAACATCCATCCCACCACCAAACCATTCTTTAGTTGATGTCTTTAAGTAACGAGTGTTAAAATGCATAGCAGGAGCATGAGGGTTCCATGGGTGTAATACAACACTAATACCTGTGGCACTATATCTGTTGTGTTCTTCTGTACCTGGAATCTCTTTTGCAAACTTAGGATCAAACTCCGAAGTAACCTTACTGAAGTTAACAGTGCCTTTTTCAAACACATCACCGTAGATTGTTCTGTGAAATTGATCCCACTCTTTTTTAGACGAGCCTTTGTGGCTAGTCATATTGCAATCTAAATCTTCTATTGTATTACAAATCGTATCTTGTAATGACTGGAACCATTGACTATATTCATCAAACATGAACTGTCCTTTTTTACTTTGTTATTATTATATATCCTGCACTCAAAAAGAAAGGCAACACTATGGTTGCCCTTCTCAGTTACTCAGTAATCTTATTATTCTATACTATCGCTATGCGTTCTAATGTTAGCTTCATCCTAAAATAGGAAATATATAATGTTACTTTAGTTTACTTGTTGCCACTTACAAAAGCATAAAACTTTTCAGCAGCTTCTAATACTGCGTCAGTACCAGGTACTTCTGGCATTTCTACAGTTGTTACAACTTCATCACCTTCTTTGGTAACTAGGGTTGACCATCCTGCAAAATTAGCATGATAGTCGTTCCAAACATTGCCTTGGGCAAGTTCTAAAACTTTAGTTCTAATTTCGTAACCGTTTTTATTTGTAGTTACTTTTGGCATCATGTCTTTGACCATTTCTGCCATAGCTTGTGTCTGCTTTAATATCTCAGCACCATGCTTTGATTCTACTGTACTCATAATTCTTCTCCTTTATTATGTATGTGTGTGTAGTGTTACTAGTGTAACGTAGTATTTAGTACTTGTCAACCGCTTAGATAATACTAAGTGAGTGCCAAATTACTGCAAAACTAAAAAATGCAACGATACCGAATCCTATGTTTTCACATAGTTCGCCGTCACACTTTATTAGTAAATTATCAAGTAAATTTTTCATAAGTCTCCGTGTGTGTTATTTTGTAGTAGGGGTTTTGACTGGATTAGAAACCCAGTCACATTCTTCGTCAGTCATTGGTTGCCAGTTACACATGTGCTTTACCTTTCCATGTTGCAACAGACTTACCTTTCATGTAATGATCACCTGCTTCGTAGCTATTTTTAATCTTCATCTTCTGAAGTTCTTCTCTAGCTTCGTCAGCAGCTTCTCTTAATTTATTAACATGTTCTTGGGTAATCCCGTACTGGGATTGTAACATACTTGCAGCTCTAGTAAGACCAATAATCTCACATCGTTTGATTATTCTTTCCCACATTAGAATCTACCTCTATGTACAGTTCCGCCACTACAAATATGATTGATGTCACCGCGGGTGATACCAATGTCACGCAATTCGTAATCGCTTAACTTGCTCAGTTGTTTGTAGCCTTTGTGGTCAAACTTAGGATCAAACCTGCTTTCAGTAATAAAGCCTTTAAAGAAGTTTTTAATTGCATCGCAGAAGGAACAGTAAAAACGTGTAAGTGTTTGAGTACTCATTTTTTTACTCCATCTAACATAAGTGCTTTAGCTTCGTCGTGCATTCCCATACGGCTAAGTTCGGCAGCCGCTCTTGCTCTGCCAGCTGATTCGCCAAATGCGATCATACTAACAAGTGCTGTGATTGCGATTGTTTTAACTGCATCGCAAAATGTGCAGTAGTAAGTACTAATAGTTGCTGAGGTCATTATACCCATCCTTGTAAGTTTATGTTTCTTTTTAGTTTGCCGTCGTTCCAGGGATGTAAGTCCCTAAGTGTCGGTGCGGCTCCGTTATGGTCGAGCATATGTTGATAGGCAAACTGCCAGTCATGTTTATACTCTGTCTTGGCCCATACGAGGTAAGAATCATTCTTCAAAGAAGGCTTAGATCCAAACAAATCTCGTAGGACTTTAATCACTTTTTTCATAGTGGTTCTCCTGTTTCTATGTTTTGGATGCTTAAGGAAAGCAATACCCCGGATCTTCCCCGGCGGTGCATGTACCTTTGGTACACGTCAATCACTTGTAAGGCATGGATGGTGCCCCGGTCTATCCCAGTGTCTGTGTGTGTTAATTCAATTTGAGAACGTTGGAAAACGTGTCTGCGTTGTAATAACAGTTGTATTTATATAATAGTACAGCCAACCTAATAAAAAATCAAGTATTTTGTGGTAAAGGCTGTCATGCATTATGCGCATGAGTGGATAATTATATATGTTGAGTGTTAAATAGATTGACAGGCAATATCCATTGTTATATAATTTAATAACAAAAAGGGTAAATACACATAGTAATATTTGGAAATGAAAAAATGAAAATTAAAACACGATCAATTTTACAGGAACTTAATGAGATCGCTGACCGCAGAGATGCAGAGTCACTGATCCAGAGCCGAGCGACAAATATTATTAACTCAGCAATAAACCTAATTGAATCTATGCATAAGCATTATGATCAGTCTACAGCTATCGAGCTAGAGAGAAGGTTTATTAACTCAATTAAAGGCGCTGATGGCACTAAATTTGATAGAGGCATCAAGCGAATAATTGAATCCAAGAAACGAGACAAATAGATGACAATCCTTAACGAAGGCGGAAACATATTTAAGACACCGGAAGGCGAGTCTGCAACAACAAGAATAATGCAGGCGGATGTATTACCTACGGTTGAATGGTTAGAGGGAGTAACGAACTTAGAACTTACAGATAATATGTTAGGCACTACTGGAAAGAAAGAAACCAGTGGCGACCTAGATCTTGCAGTTGATGTAACAAAGATGTCCAAGGCAGAGTTAGAAGCCAAATTGACAGACTATGTTACTACAAACAACATGCAGGGTATACCTAAAGAGTGGGTACGCAAGACAGGCATTAGCGTACACTTTAAAACTCCGATCAAAGGTGATGACTCGAATGGTTTCGTGCAAACGGACTTTATGTTCGGTGATCCAGATTGGATGAAGTTCAGCCTACAGGGAGGAGGACCTAATTCACCTTATAAAGGTATGCATCGTCACATCCTACTTTCCAGCATAGCAAAAACGAAGGGTATGAAATGGTCAGCAAATGAGGGTTTAAAGGATAGAGAAACCAACGAACTAGTATCAAACGATCCTAATCAGATTGCTAAAACATTACTAGGTCAAACAGCAAGTCCATCAACATTAGAAACAGTTGAGTCAATTGTTAACTACATTAAGAAGTTACCAAACTATGACGATCTAGTTGCTGATGCAGTAGACGCATTTGCAAGAGATGGGTTAACTTTACCGGATAACAAGCAGGTAGAAACTTATCAAGCAAATTGGATGCGTAGAATGATAGACTCTGTTAAATGAGAATAAGCGAAGTAGTTGATATTCGTTATTCGTTAGCTGACAAACTTTCAAAGATGCACACGGTGGGAGCAGTATACGGTAAGAAGGATCTAAAAATACCACACGCTACCTATGTAGATAAAACAAAGAAGAAGAAAACATGAGAGCATTTGAAATCACAACTGAAGCCAAAAAGAAACCGAAGCTGTTAAAGCCTCGTGATCCTAACTGGCGTGAAATGGATGCATTGCGCAAAAGCGGTGCAGCTGGTTCTCACAACGATAAAACAAAAGCTATTCCACGTAAACAAAAATACAAAGACAATGTTACTGAAGCAGCAGTAGGCAGAGAGTTTAACCATGTAGAGGATCTAGTGTTTACTAATCCAGATGATGGTGCAAAACGTGCTGTTAATATTTTAAAGAGTATGGAAACAGACTCTAGTGATGTTGCAGTTAAGTGGGACGGAAACCCTACAGTATATTGGGGTCGTGAAGATGACGGAACCTTTAGGTTGGTAGGAAAGAATAACTGGGGCAAAGAAGAAGGTAAAAGTTCTAGTCCTGAAGAATTAGAAAAGTTTATTAATAGTCGCGGCAAAGGCGAAGACTGGCGTCCTAAGTTTGCTAAAGATATGGCAACATTGTGGGACATCTTTGAAAAGGCCACACCAGTAGACTATAGAGGTTATGTATATGGAGACTTACTATTCCATCAAGGCAAACCTTATGCAGGTAGTGATGGTAGTATTAGTTTTACACCTAACCAAACTACTTACAATGTTAAAACAGAAAGCGAGATTGGTCGTAGACTAGCTAAGTCTAAAGTTGCAGTAGCGGCACATGCTACATATGGTTACTTTGGAGACAAGACTGGAGATCCAATTTCAGATGTAAAAGCATTCAACGGTAACCTAGATCTTGTTGTACTAGGACAGCAGTACGTTAGTAAAGCACCAGCTGTTAACGCAGACAATCTAGGCAACATTGAAAAGGTAGCAAACAAATCACAAGCAAACATTGCTAAGTTTTTTGCTAAACAACCTGGATTAAGTGACATGGGTAATATCTTTTACACATTCGTTAATCAAATGAGTCGTGCTAAAAAGTTAAGCGAGTTAAACACAAACTCCTTTACAAACTGGCTAAAGAATTCTAAAGTATCAGTTAACAAACAAGCTAAGATATTAGCTATGGTTGATGCTGATAGTCAAACAGTTGCTGACACATTCTATCTTATCACAGAGATAATGAAAGCCAAAGATGAGATCATTGCAGAACTAGATGCTGCTGAAGGCGATGTAACTGCTACTACAGGCGGTAAACCAGGTGGAGAAGGCTTTGTTAAGACAAAAGACAAGGTTAAGTTAGTTCCACGTGATAGATGGACACCTTTTAGAGCAGATTAAGCTCAAAATAGCCTAAATCCCCGTAATTTTAAAGTAATTGATAAATATTACTGTAAGAAAAAAGCCGGTCCCTGAGCGGGATCATTTAATAATCGAGGAGATAATATTATGGCAGATCTATCAAACGGTAGCGGAGTCTATCAAACATACGACAATAGCGGTTCAGGTGTTGCAGAATTAGGCGACAACAAAGCAGCTAAATCAGGACAAGGTATTGCAGGACGCACTCGTGTTCTTAATCTTGCTAAATCAAACATGACAACAGTAGAGTTAGAAGCAGCAATTAAGTATCTAACAGCTGGTGATGTATCAGGAACTAACGATGCACACACTGTCGTAGCTGTACAACCTTTAACTGAATCAGGTGTATTCACAAGTGGAACAACTGACGCAGTACAAGTAGTAATCCAAGGAACAGGCGCAGCAACAATGGCATCTAACTTTGGTACTGGTTCAACTGGCATTACAGCAACTTTGATTGCTGAGTTCTCAGGTTTACAAGCCTAATTAACTTAGACATAACGGAGAATTAACATGGCAGATTTATACGGACAAGTCGTAAGAGGTGATGGTGTTTCAACTTATACAGTTGGCGCTAATAACCAAAAAGCAGCACAGCCATTGTCAAACATGGGCACACGTGAGCTTACCTTTTTAACAGTTACAGCTGGTGGTGATACACCATTTGCAGTAGCCCAGTTTACTACAGCTGGTGGTTCTGCAGACGCAGTAGTTAAAGGTATTGCAGTAGCAGGTGCAGAGGTTTATCATTTCCAAAGAGTTAGTGACACAGTAATGGCACTAACACTTGGTTTAGATACATCACATGTTTATGACGCTGACGGTACTACTGTTGGTTATGGTGTATTAGAAGCAGCTATTAAAGCAGCTGAAAATGCAGCATCAAGCAACTCTACTAACTTTACAATTGCAGCAGCAACATTTAGTTAATAGATAAAACTTAATATTAAAAGGGTGTCAGGAAACTGGTGCCCTTTTTTTATGACCGGTAAATATGTGTGATGAAAGTATATAAAGTAAAGACAACCGTAGACATTACACGAGCAGTACCTGATCGTCATGCGTCAGCTACCCCTTTAGAAAATGCTCAACAATCGAATTTTAATTCGTTAGTGCAGGGCATTGAACTACGAGCTCTTGTGCAGTGGAATCACTCGCCTCAAATGGTAGAACATCCTAGTGTAGAAAATGAATGGTATTGGGAATTCAATATTGAACGAGAAGATGTTTTCTTAAAGGACAACGATCATGTTGGACTACTAAAAGAGGATCTAAACAATGTACCAATCATCCCCCATCTAAAAGAAACTATTAAATTTAAAAACCCTGTGTTTGTAACAGAGGGTGAAGATCAAAACATCTGGATACGTCTAGATGATTCTGTTAGTTAAGTGTATTGATAAATTACACTAGCAATAGGCTTAAATAGTATGATGAAACAAGACAACAATCAAACAAACTGGTCGTGGATGATGGTACTATCTGTATTCGTTATGATTACAGGTTTCCTATTATCTCTGTACGGACTACGTGTTAATTCCTATCCTTGTGTGTATGTTGGTATTAGTGTTATGTCAGTTACGAGCATAGTTTGGTGGTGTTGGGTTATGTTTGTAATTAGAGATATGTTTAATAAACTTAGCAGAACTACAAATCAACTAGGTGAAGTTAAAAGCGAATTATCAGCAATAAAGAAGCTAATTCGTAACCTGTTTTCTACTAACAAATGATAAATACATTGTAGGTAACACTACTAGGCAAGCAAGGCATTATAATTCAAACGCATTAGGCTAACAGCAAAGTTTACTAATTGCCCATAGAGAATGGGAGTTTACGGAGAATATAATGGCGAGTACGTCTACTACAAAATTAGAAAGAGAAAATTTAGAAGCGCATGTTGATCTTTGCGCTATTCGTTATGAAGCTTTAGATAATCGAATGACTAAGTTAGAAGTTAAAGTAGATCATATTCACGAAGATGTAGTACAAGGCCAAAAAGGTATTACTAAAGTAATCATTGGCACAACAGGAACAATCATTGCAGCAGTTTTATCAGTAGTAGTTACAATCTTACTCAAGATGTAACCCAACAAAATATATAAGTTGTAAATACAAAGGACAAAAGGTCCTTTTTTTTATGACTAACATTTCAAAACGCTTTGAGCAACTAGTAACCAAAACTTATAGGGAGTTCCTAGAACAAGGAACCATACTACCCTCAACGTCTGAAAAAGGTATTCATGTTGGAGATGTACTAATACAATCCGATGGACCGTTTAAGAATATATTAAAAAGAGATAAATTAGTATATAAGGATATAAGTTTAAATGTTATTGCTATTAGAATAGCTAATTTACTAGCATGGAATGAAGATAAAGCATTACAAGATAGTTTATTTGCTGCTGATCTACTTTATAGCAGGTACTATACAGATAGCAACATATTTTTAGATAGATATCATAGGGCATGTAATAGTTGTGACGAAGTAAAAGCAGAAGTTATGTGGTGTCGCTACGAAGATGCTAAGTACAAAGCGATCAACGCTAAATCGGAAGCAGAGAGATTAGCGGCGTTTTGAATAAATACATGTAACAGAATACACATTTGGGGATTATCGAAATGAAACATAACGAATTATTTAGAACAAGGGCTGCGAAGTTAAATGAGTCCATGTACAAGCAGTTTGGCAAGAAGCTAAACCTTGAGGGCTTTGACATTGCCAAGTTAGAAGATGCACGTAACAAGTTACGTACTCAAATCCACGATGCTAAAACAGCAAACGGATTTAACGAAAACTTAGAGAGTGATGCATTTCATCAAGCTCAAGCTATGTTAGATGTATTAAACGCAGAACTATTAGAACGTGAAGAATCAGCAATTGATAATTTAGAAGTTCCAGCAACAAATCCCCAAGCTGAAGCGACTGAAACAGGAGAAGATATGAAAGTAACAGAAGGCGAGATCCAACAAGCAAGTGCTATTGTAACTGCTAAAACTATGGTTGACCGAGTTGGACGTTGGATTGAAGAACTTTCCGGTATGGAAAATGAAACACTACTTCAATTAGGCGATTCAATCCGCGACGAAATGGGCGCAGAACAATCAAAAGCATTTTTAGAAGCAAGTGCTCCAGCTATTCAACAAGCACTAGAAAATCTTAAACAGACACGTGAAACATTAGCAACGTCAATTAGACAGCTTACTGGTGAAGAAGCAGCAACAGGAATGTTAGGTGCAGAACCAGAAGAAGGTGGCGAAGCTGATATGGCTGCTCCGGCAGAGCCAATGGATGCAGAAGCTCCAGCAGAAGATGATTTTGCAGCAGCAGAACCGTCAGCAGGTGGAATGGAAACAGCAGGCCGTGAGAAGCGTGAGTCTATTAACTACGAATCCAATCTATTAAGAACATTAGCAGGTTAACATGAAACTCAGTGAGTTCTCAAAAGATCAAGAGCTTGAAGAGCTATTAGGTATTGGTACCTTAGCTCGTGGCGTAGGCTCCTTAGCTAAAGGTGTTGTCAAGACAGCAGTTGGCGGTGCTAAACTAGCCGGCAGAGCTGGATTAGGTATTGCTAAACTAGGAGACATGGGCGGCCAATTAGCACCAGCACTTGCAGGACGTGGCGATAATGCACGAAGTGCAACAGGTGCAACAGCACAAACACCAGCTGAAAAGACCAAAGAAGTTGCTGTCGCAAAGAAAGAATATCAAGATAAAATATCCGAATTAGAAGCTCAAATTAGAGAGCTTCGTACAGCACAGGCGCAAGTTAGATAATGAGAATTTTTGAATTTGAAGGCACAGACGAAACTGTAGACAAATATGTTATTTTGTTAAAAAACATTATTGGTCGTGCTGAAATGAAAAAAGCACCAGCTAAACTAAATTGGGAAGCATTATCTCAATTAGCACTTAAAACTAAAATCCAACTAGCAGCAGACTACGAAACGTTTAAAGCAATTTACGACTCAAGTCCTGCAATCCAAACGCTAGTTAAGAACTTTAATGCCGACGGCATTGAGCTAAATGTTCCGGGAGCACCAGACGCAGATCCTCAATCACCACAAAGTGATCAGAGCAGTCAAGATGCAGTTGATCAAACAGCAGCAACAGCAGCTCCACAACAATTGGCACAAGAAGTTTAAATTCACACTTGACAACTAGATAGAAAGGCTGTAATATATACAGTATGACAGATCAAATAACAGTACTCGACCCACCACCGTTCGTTGAAAAATTCGATTATAAACCTCTCAAACAGATGAATGATCCTGTAACTCGTAAGCGAGTTTACTTGACACCCGATGGAGAAAAGCTACCTAGTGTAACTACAATCCTTGGTGCAACTAAAGACATGACCCATTTAAATCTGTGGAAGAAGCGAGTAGGCGAAGCAAAAGCACAACAAATTGTAACAGAAGCTGCAGGGGTTGGCACAGCTATGCATGCCAACTTAGAACGTTTTATTGTAGGAATACAAAGACAACCTGGTAACAACCCTGTACATGTACAAGCAAACAAAATGGCAGATGTCATTATTGAGAATGGCTTAAAGCATGTAGACGAAGTATGGGGTATGGAACAATCATTATACTATCCTGGACTGTACTCAGGCACAACTGATTTATGCGGTGTGTTCAAAGGCAATCCAGCGATTATGGACCATAAGCAAACTAACAAGCCTAAGAAATTAGAGTGGGTAGAAGATTACTTCTTACAGATGGTAGCATATGCAATGGCACACAACGAAGTGTACGGCACAGAGATACGTGAAGGTCACATTTTTATGTGCAGTAGAGATTTGCAATACCAACAGTTTGATCTTACTCCAGATAACTGGAACGAGTATCAAGACAAGTGGCTATCTAAAGTAGAAGAATATTACGCACTAAAGAGTTAGGCAATGGAACAGTTGTCTATTGGTGAGAAGTCATTATTCTTTGATCCAACAACTCATAATCTAAATGAATTAACAAGCTATCTTCCTAAGGATCAAAACACAACAGATCCTTATTTAGATGCACGATTACAGCTTTCTAAGTGTCCATACTTTGTTTTTATAAATCTAGCAACAGCTTCGGATTTGACCTATCTAGATAAAATACGAAAGGTTATTAAATTTAGATGGCGCAAATCAAATAAAACTTATGTTGTATTCAACTTTACATATGAAGACGGCATTAGCCAAACTGATTTTGATAGGTTGCTTAAAATAACTAGACTTGTCCCTCAAGAACGAAAACTTGTATTACTAAACTCTTCAGCACAGTGGCAGGACAAAGGCTCAACTAAGTTCCGTCACAAAACGCAGTATATAGATTTATTTGCAATATCAGCAGTACAACGAGAACTAAATGGTATGCCTGTGTGTACTATGCCTGTTGTTGAACGAGAGCCTAATATTAATTTACTGCTAGGTAGAGTAGGAAAGAACAAAAGAACAGAAGTTCTTTATGAATTTTGGAAGCAACAGCTTCTAGACAATTCGGTTATGGGGTTATTAGGCTCTTCCAGCGATCTAGCTTTTAACAAATCTTTGCCTGAAACTATAGAAAAACTATTCTTAGAAGCAATTGAACCGCATTGGGGTCCTGCTGATAGCGTAAGTGTTCCTGATTACGATCCTAGTACATCTCAAGGGTATTCTAATGACACTTATAAAATCTATAACAACTCTTGTGTAAGTTACATATGCGAAACATGGGAGTATACACAGCCTATGCAGCATACATTTATTACAGAAAAGACTTATAGAGCAATACTTAATAGAAGTCCGTTTGTTATACAAGGTACTAATGGTATATTGCATGACCTTAAAACTAAAGGATTTCATACATTTGAAAAGTTTATTAAAGAAAACTATCAAGGTAACGTTAGAGCAACAGTAGAAGCTGCTAATAAACTCCGTGAAATGGTTAAATTGTACCCAGAAGAGATACAAGAGATAGTAGATCACAACTACAGAGTACTACATAAAATAAACCGCAAACAAATCCAACAAATGAACCGAGCGTTCGCTGAGTTGAAGGACAATTGATATAAATACTAATATAAATTATTAGGAGCAATGCACGTGGCTGTAGTTCAAATATCAAAGATTCAAATCCGTAGAGGTAAAAAGAACTCCTCAAGTGGTGTACCACAGTTAAGTTCAGCAGAATTGGCTTGGGCAGTAGACACACAAGAACTTTATATTGGTAATGGGTCTACACAGGAAGGCGCACCTGCTGTTGGTAACACAAAAGTACTAACAGAGCACGATAATATATTAGAACTAGCATCTAGTTACAAATTCTCTTCTACAACACCATCAATTACACAGAGTACATCACGTACACTACTAGGAAAGATTGACGAAATTGAAGTTAGTGTTGCAGACTTTGGAGCAGTTAGTGACGGCTCAACTGACAACGTTACAGCTTTTGAAAATGCATTTACACAGTTATTTAGAAATGCTGATCCTAACTTTAAGAAAGTACTAGTAGTACCAAACGGCGAGTACTTGTTTACACAAGATCTTAAAATTCCTAGTAATGCAATCATTAGAGGCGAAACAGCTAGTGGTGCAGTACTAAATCTTGACACAACAAACATTCAGCTTATCAGTGCTAACGGAACAGCTCTTGCTTCATTCTCAAGTAGCGATAGACCGTCTAACATTGAAATACATAATATTACATTAAAGCGTTCATCGGGTTCGTTAGTATTAACAGGACTTAAAGATGCAGAGTTCAACAGTGTTATCTTTAAGGGCGAATACAATCTAGGTAACGTGGTATCTTCATATGCAACTGAGCCAGCCGCAGTTATTTGGGACAACGATCTTGCTGGACTAAAAGTAGATAATATTAAATTTAAAAATTGTACCTTTAAAGAAAACTCAATTGGTATTAAGAGTACACAAACTATTGTTACAAACACTAAAGTTCAAATCATTGACTGTAACTTTAATGAGTTAGACACCGGTATATACATTAATGGTGTTGTAGGTCAAGGTAACAACTGGATTGTTAACGACTGTAACTTTACTGAAGTTGCTGCCCAAGCATTTAAATCAGTATACGGGTATGGTACAATAATTAACAGATGTGATTTTGTTAGTTGCGGAAACGGCACAGGCTCATCTGCTAACCCAACAACAAACATTGTTACGTTTGGTGAAAGTAGAAACAACGTAGTAAAAGATTGTACTAGTGACAGACAACAAGATGCAGGTATTGTAAACACAGAAACAGTAGCAGCAATAGCTGAAGTATCTGGTAGTGACTTAACAAGTTTAAATGACAGAAACTATTCGCCAGTTTATACAACTGACAGTTTTAGACCTGTTGCAGTATTTTCAGCAATGAATACATTTATTACATTAAACTACACACTAAGGCTAGCAAACCACATTAGAAAAGGCACAGCACACATTACAATCGGAGATGATGTGTCTAAACTATCAATTTCCGACAACTACGAGTATTCAGATACTTCTGTAACTTCAACAGGCGGCATACTTATGACCGGGTTTGAATTTGCAGCATCGTTGCGTGACAACGACACTGACAGTGGTATAGACACGGTTGTATTATCCTACAAGAATCCAATTGCGACAGGCGCTACCGGCGACCTATCGTTTGATATACAGTACGGAATATAGTCCAAATGAGTAAGAAAAATAAATATTTTTCTTGCTCTTCACACAATCTGACGTTATACTTAATTAAGAACTTTAAACAGGACCAGAGGTAAAAAGTTTCAGCCAGCTATGGCATGGCAGGCAGTGTCACCAATACTAAATACCTCTGTACACACAAGAATGAGAGACATATGAGCAAAGAAATTTACATCACAAAACGATCAGGAGAAAAAGAACTACTCGACTTAGACAAAATGCATTTTGTTGTAGAAGAAGCATGTTCTGAACTTGCTGGAGTAAGTAGTTCACAGATTGAAATGAACGCAGACTTACAATTCTACGATGGTATGACATCAGAAGAAATCCAAGAAATTTTAATTAGAAGTGCAAATGACCTTATTAGTCTAGAAGCACCCAACTACCAGTTTGCAGCAGCACGATTATTATTATACGGTCTGCATAAGAAAGTTTACAAGCGTTATGAACATCAGTCTCTCAGCCAAATAATTGATGATAATATTAAGCGTAAGGTGTACGACCCTGCTATCAAAGACAAGTATTCTGATACAGAACTTAAAAAGATGAATACCTGGATTAAACATGAGCGTAATGAAGATTTTACCTATGCTGGCCTGCGTCAAGTAGTTGACAAGTATCTTTGCCAAGATAGAAGTAACGGAGATATTTACGAAACTCCACAATTTATGTACATGATGATTGCAGCTACACTATTTGCTGACTATCCTGCAGATACACGATTATCATATGTTAAGAGGTATTACGATGCGACCAGTCTTTTTAAAATCAACATACCAACACCAGTCATGGCTGGCGTTCGTACTCCAATCCGGCAGTTTGCTAGTTGCGTTCTGGTTGACGTTGATGATACTTTGCCTAGTATCTTTAGCAGTAACAGTGCTATCGGGTATTACATTGCTCAAAGAGCAGGCATTGGTATTAATTCGGGTCGTACGAGAGCTATTAACTCTAAAATCAGAGGTGGAGAAGTAGCACACACAGGTGTGATCCCATTCCTAAAAGTTTACGAATCAACAGTTAGAAGTTGTACACAAAATGGTGTACGTGGTGGTAGTGCAACTACACACTTTCCTATTTGGCACTACGAAATTGATGACATCCTTGTACTAAAAAATAACAAAGGAACTGAAGACAACCGTGTACGCAGATTAGATTATTCTATTCAAATTAACAAGTTGTTCTATGAAAGACTTTTGAGTAACGGCAACATTACTCTTTTCTCGCCGCATGATGTTCCAGAAGTGTATGATGCATTCTTTTCAGGCAATAACGAATTGTTTAAAGAAGTATACGAAAAAGCAGAGCGCAAGACATCTATTAGAAAGAAAACAATTCCAGCAAAAGAGTTGTTTGGTAATCTATTAAAAGAACGTGCTGAAACAGGACGTATCTATATTATGAATGTTGACCACTGTAACTCACACAGCTCATTTAAAGATCCTGTGTTTATGAGTAACTTGTGTCAAGAAATTACATTGCCAACTAAACCTATTCAGCACATTGATGACGAAGAAGGCGAAATTGCATTGTGTATTTTGTCAGCTATTAATGTAGGACTTATTAATCACCTAGAAGAACTTGAGCCGTTGTGTGAACTAGCAGTAAGAGCACTAGAAGAGATTATTGACTATCAAGGGTATCCAGTTAAGGCTGCTGAAGTTAGTACCAAAGCAAGACGTTCCTTAGGTATAGGCTATATTGGCCTTGCACACTATCTTGCAAAAAACAAAGTAAAGTATAGCGAGCATGATGCATGGAAACTTGTACACGAACTAACAGAAGCATTTCAATACTACTTGTTAGTTGCAAGTAACAAACTTGCTCAAGAACGTGGAGCATGTACAGCTTACCCCCAAACTAAATACAGCGAAGGCATACTACCAATCGACACTTACAAGAAAGATATCGATAAAGTAGTTAAAGCGGAGTTGCAGTATGATTGGGAGGCTTTACGAGTACAGATTAAGGAACATGGACTCAGGCACAGCACATTGTCCGCACAAATGCCTTCGGAGAGCAGTTCCGTTGTGTCGAACGCTACCAATGGAATTGAACCACCCAGGGGATTCTTGTCCGTTAAGAAGTCAAAGAAAGGGCCTCTTAAACAAGTTGTTCCACAGTATTCGCAGTTAAAGAACTTTTATACATTACTTTGGGATATGCCAAACAACGATGGTTATATTAACGTAGTGGCTGCAATGCAAAAATTCTTTGATCAATCCATTAGTGGTAATTGGTCATACAATCCATTACACTACGAGAACAACGAAGTTCCGATGAGTGTAATGATGAAAGATATGTTAACAACTTACAAGTTAGGTTGGAAGACATCATACTATCAAAACACCTACGATTTTAAAGGTGATGAGGATAAAGAAGCGGCTGTTGAAGAACAGCCATTAATGAATGGCTCTACTCTTCCTGTGTTGGAAGATGATGAGTGCGAAGCATGTAATATTTGAGGAAGACACACAGTGAACAAGACCGTTTTTAATAGAAATAAAGTAGACTTTACTAAAGAGCATATGTTCTTTGGTGCAGATCAAAATACACAACGTTATGATGTATTCCGGTATCCGGAGTATGACAAATTAAATCAGACTATGCTTGGGTATTTTTGGAGACCTGAAGAAGTAAGTCTACAAAAAGATCGTGGAGACTATGCTGAGTTTACAGAAGCTCAAAAACATATCTTTACGTCTAATCTAAAATACCAAACACTACTTGATAGTGTCCAAGGCCGCGGACCTTGTCTAAACTTTTTACCTTACTGTTCTAATCCAGAATTAGAAAGTTGTATTGTAGCATGGGACTTCCAAGAAACTATCCACTCACGTAGCTATACACACATTGTTAAAAATGTATATTCCGATCCTGCAGAAGTATTTGATACTATCTTAGATGACGAACAGATTATTGCAAGGGCAGAAAGCGTATCACGTGAGTACGACAAGTTTCACGATATGGTAACAAACCACATGTACAAAGGTAAAGGTACACTGTATGAAGTTAAGAAGCAACTGTACAAAGCAATGATGACTGTAAACATCTTAGAAGGTTTGCGTTTTTATGTATCGTTTGCTTGTACTTTTGCGTTTGGTGAACTTAAAAAGATGGAAGGCTCTGCAAAGATTATTTCATTGATTGCACGAGACGAAGCAACACACCTTAACCTTTCTACACACATTCTTAAGCATTGGGCTAAAGGCAACGATGACCCAGACTTTATTAAAATTGCAAAAGAGTGTGAAGAAGAAACATACGAAATGTGGCGTACATGCGTAGACGAAGAAAAACGTTGGGCAGACTACTTGTTTGAAAAAGGATCTATTGTAGGTCTTAATGCTAATTTGTTACATGCTTATGTTGAGTTTATTGCAAACAAGCGTTTAAAAGGTCTTGGCCTAAACACAATTTATGATCGCCCTCTAAACACTAATCCGTTACCGTGGACACAACATTGGTTATCAAGCTCAGGCTTACAAGTAGCACCTCAAGAAACAGAAATTGAAAGCTATATCATTGGCGGTGTTAAACAAGATGTTGAAGAAAACACGTTTGACGGATTCGAACTTTAAAGATAAGTAATAGTATGTACAAAACACAGTTCAAAAAACATTCACCGTACGAAAGCTGGACAACATACGGATCATATAGTAGCGAGGCTCAAGCAGTCAACGCTGCTATTTCCAAGAAGAACGGTGGCTCCATCATGGTTAGGGTAATTAATAAACAAAAGTCAATTGTTTACGTAGGATAAAAAAATGATAGAAATATATGGCAAACCTAGCTGTCCATTTTGTGATAGAGCTAAAAAGTTTTGTGAATCGAATCAATTAAAATTTAAGTATTTTCAACTTGATGTCGATTTTACAAGAGAAGGATTATTTGAAATGTTCCCCACAGCACGTACTTTCCCACAAATTAAAGTACACAGCGAATCCATTGGCGGGTACCAAGAACTACTTGAATATGTCGAAAACACCGGGTACAATGGCACCGGGTCTACATTAGGATAAAAAATGTTAATTGATCTACCGTACAAAATAGGAGATAATGTCTCCTTTAAATTAAGCTCAGGCGAAGAGATTGTTGCCCGCTTAGAAGAAGAAAATGAAAAAGGATTTACACTGCATAAACCAATGGTATTAATTGCAGGCAAAGAAGGACTAGGACTTGCTCCGTTTATGTTTAGCGTAGCACCTACAGGAAAGTTTGTACTACAATCACAAGCTATTAGTTGTGTTGCTAAAACAGAAGTAAACATCAGCAAACAATATACACAACAAACTACCGGAATTGCGGTAGCATAAATACTAGTATGCCAGAAGTAGTAAGAACAAACGTAGATAAACACAAAGGACATGCAAGTCCTACACCAAACCCATTTCATCAAGAAGCATACACAGTTGGTTCTCCAGATGTGTTTACTAACTTTGAAAAGACTGTACGCATAGGCGATACTACCAAATGTGGTGACCCTGCAACAGGAGGTTCATTAAGTGTTTGGATTAACAATATTCCTGTTCATCGTAAGGACGATGCAACTGGTGGACATGGAAGTTGGGTAGCTAATGCGGCCGCAAGTGGTTCATCAGACGTTTGGGCTAACGAAGGCTATGTACCACCTATTATACTTTCGCCGGCACAAGCAGCAGCAATTAATACAGTAATCCAAGAAGCAGTATCAAATCCTCCCGATGTAGGTGCAACAGGTGGTGGACAAGCCAACGGAACTATTGCAGAGAATCAGGTACCAGTAAGGTATGAAGGTGCTCCAGCAGCAGGTGTTGATGATTTAGGAACAAACGAACAAGCCTTGGTTGATGCAAGTGCTGCCAATTCAACAGCAGCAGCAGATGGTATTCCAGGATTCTTAAGTCAAGTACTAGCAGAAGCTAATAATGATCAATGGGATGAATACGGAACAAATCCTAATATTCTTAATCTATGGTCAGAGTTAGGCTTTCCGGATACAGCATATTGGAAAACAGATAGTACACCTTGGTGTGCAGGATTTTGTAATTGGGTACTAAAACGTACAGGTTACAAATATATGCAAAGTGCTAGAGCATATGACTTTAGAGATAAAACAAGTTTATATGGTGGTGTTCCTATACCACTATCAGATGGTCAACCGGGTGATATTGTAGTATGGAACTACAGTCACGTTAACTTTATATACACTGTTCCGTCGCCAGGAGTTTATTCTTTTGTTGGCGGTAACCAAAGTGATAAAGCGAGTGCCACTAATAACAATCCATCGGGTGGAACGATTACTAATAGCTGGAAAGGCGGATGGACCCAGAGTAGAGGTAGGATTAGTGGAATCTTTCGACCAGTTGTTAAATAAGCCACGAATAGTATTATATGTTTGATTATACAATAACTAATACTACAAGGCAAAGACAAACTTTGCTAGAAGGATGGCTTTATGAATAAAATCAAAAAGTATTTATACCAGGCATTAGGATTCTTGTGTGTAGGTTTAGCCTACATCGGTATCGTAACTCCTGGAATACCATTCAGCATATTTTTAGTAATTGCTGCATGGGCGTTTGCTAAGAGTTCACCTAAAATGGAGGCATGGTTATACAATCATCCTTGGTTTGGTAAGTTCTTAACAAATTGGAACACTAAACGTATTTTCCCTACTAAGGGAAAGTATGCAATGGTATTTGTGATGTCAACAACATTACTTGCAACTTATCTTGCTACTGGCAATATTAAAGCAGTAGTATGGAGTGGTGTGTTTATGTTAGGCGTTGCAATATGGGCTTGGAGATATCCAGGTTCAGAAGAGGAACACGCTCGTCGTGTTCGTGAAGGAAAGCGAGTAGCTTGGTTAAAGTAATATGAAATGCGAACAAGGTGATTTAGCTAAAATTATATACTCTGTTAGACCAGAGAATATCGGCAAGATTGTTTTGGTTGAGAACTACATCGGAAAGTACAAGGCAGGGGAATCTTTTGATTTCAAAGGACTAGCCTGTTTAATTCCTGTAACAGATCATTACTGGTGGATATCCGCAGAACATGGATTAAGTAACATGTTTGGAGATGCACCGAAAGCCTACATTGCTGACACATGGTTGGAACCTATCCGACCTGAAACTGGCAAGAATAGAACTGCGTCTGTCGTAAAAGACAAAGTAGTAGATAGACAAGCCGCATAACAAAAGGAAATAAAATGACAACAGGAAAAGTAAAATGGTTTAATGCAGAGAAAGGTTATGGCTTCATTACACCAGACGATGGCTCAAAAGATGTGTTCGCACATTTCTCAGCTATTTCAAGCGAAGGGTTTAAGACTTTAACAGAGAATCAAGCTGTTTCGTATGAACTAGAACAAGGTCCGAAAGGTCCTCAAGCGTCGAACATTCAATCTCTTTAATAAAGATTTGAATAGGGAAAAAGGGCTTCGGCCCTTTTTTCTTGACTTGTTGCTCGCTTGATGTTATATTATAAATACTATCGTAACGTTGAAGCAATTTAAACGCTATACAGGACTCGGGGGCAGTACCCGACGCCTCCACCATAAGCACTCTAGTGATACTTAGGAACGGTATCTTAAACATTGTGTCCCTTAGGCCGAATCGTAGATTATCGTGGTCGGATACGCAGGCTAGAGTGTTTATGATGGGGGCGAACTAGGATCGACTGGTAGTTAATAGAGTTAGTGGAGTTACCGGGATGTAAGCGCCGTTACCGCGAACAAACTTTGTAAATGCAAACGCAAATACAGCGCCAGGAATGGCATTAGCGGCTTAGTCTAACTAAGCACGTAGGGGTTGGTAACTTACCTGGCAACAGAAAAGTTACGCTGCGGGTATTGTGTAATGGTAAGACCTTAGGTTTCCAACCTAAAGATAGGAGTTCGATTCTCCTTACCCGCTCCATAAACTAAACAAATGTTAACTTAGGGGTTGACAGATACTAAATAACACTGTATATTAAGTTATACATTAAATAATAGAACAACAGGAATTACAATGCACAAGACAGCACAACAATCATTTTATTGGTGCCCACCGACAGGGAGGGGTTTGTCTTGATGTGACTTTTTAACAAAGTGATATTTTTATAAGCCCTTAGCACAAATAGTGTTAGGGGCTTTTTTTTGAAGTTTATATAGGTGTAGTGTTAATGGCAACACGGGTGATTCCAAACCACCAGCTCTCAGTTCGAATCTGAGCATCTATGCCAATTTAAGCAGAGTAGGTTCCACGGTGGGACATCGGACTGTAAATCCGACGCTAACGCATAGTAGGTTCGACTCCTACACTCTGCACCAGTTAACTCGATGTAGCTCAGTCTGGTTAGAGCACTCCGTTTGGGGCGGAGGGGTCGTAGGTTCGAATCCTACCATCGAGACCAAGTTAGGAGAGTTGGCAGAGTGGCCGATTGCACTGGTTTTGAAAACCAGAGAACCGAAAGGTTCCGTGAGTTCGAATCTCACACTCTCCGCCAATATTGGGGTGTAGCATAATTGGTAATGCATCCGGTTTTGATCCGGACGAGTGTAGGTTCGAATCCTACCACCCCAGCCAATATGTGAGCGTGGCGGAATGGTTACGCAGTGGATTGCAAATCCATCAGTCCGAAAGGCATGCAGGTTCGAGTCCTGTCGCTCACTCCATCTTCGGTTGACAACGTTAACAGTTTGTAGTATAATAGTTAATTATTACTTAACTAAGGCACGTACTATGAATATATTGCACAACTTTTTAATTCCAGAAGCTGAACACCGTAACGCATATTGGGCAAAGCAACCTATAAACGATCCAGGAACACTTAACGGATTTAAAGGTACATTTGCATTCAGTGAACACAGTCGAATTCCGCAAGGCATTGTAGAGTTCTTATTAGAACACTTTCATAAAAAATGTTTTAAGACTGCTAACAGTTGGAAGAAGAATCATATTGAAGCAATTCCACTTGATGAAATAAACGAGCTGATGAACGAGCTATGGGACGGGCCAGGCAGCATGATTAAAATAGCACGTCTAACAAACGAAATGCGTATTGCTAGGTTGTGGGACGACGATGATGAAGACTAAATTAGGAGGCATTATGCAATACCTTAAAGAAGTAACAGTTTGGGATACTCCCGTTCAGAATCACACATATATTGTTAACGAAGGCGGCAACTTGGCAGGCTACATTAAGCAAGGTACTACTGAAGAGATTATCTTTTCAAAGCCTTTGAAGCAATGGTCCAAGAGCCACCGCAAATTTGAGAAGGTCGTCATCTATGACGATCAGAGAAGTTAGCGATGAATAAGTGCAGTGAATGTGGCGAAGCATACTTTACTTCACCGTATTATACAGCAGGAAGGCAACACATATTCTGTGGACCAGAGTGCAGTTTAAAATGGCATATCAGAGAAAATAAAGACAACGAAAAATTGTCCGAAACGTAGTACTTGTATTCAGATCTAACTATAGTGTCTAGAGTACAGGGTAAATAATTTGCACGACAATAAAGGAAGAACTTAATGATTGCAGGCTTTAAAATTCCACACGTTACTTTTAAGACAAGAGTTCGTGACGAAACAATTGAAGGACCAAACCCATACCGTTGGCAAGACATGACAACAGACGATTACTTTAAAGGTAAGCGTGTAGTGTTATTCAGTTTGCCGGGTGCATTTACACCTACTTGCTCAACGTATCAGCTACCAGGTTTTGAAGAGAACTACAACAAAATTTGTGAAATGGGAATTGACGACATTTATTGCATGAGTGTCAATGACGCATTTGTTATGAACAAATGGGCCAAAGATCAATGCATCGAACGTGTTAAAGTTATTCCAGATGGCTCCGGCGACTTTACCCGATTTATGGGCATGTTAATTGGAAAGTACCATTTGGGATTTGGTTTACGTAGCTGGCGATACATGGCTATCGTTAACGATGGCGTAGTAGAACAGTGGTGGCAGGAACCTGGCATTAACAACGAAGGCTTAGACGATGATCCGTATGGCGAAACCGCTCCGGAAAACTGTTTAGCTTTTTTGAAAACTCATTCATCGACGTTTGAGTTTATTAAGAACATCAACAACGAGAAAGTTTAGTTAGTATATAACTCTACAGTTGTATACGATTAAATAGATCGATGTTGGATAATAACCGTACAGTGGACAATGATGTCCACTGTTTTTTTAGTTTTAAGGAACAAGGAAAAGTAAACACATGAATAAAATAATAATAACAGCAGCAGCAGTTGCATTAATGGCAACCGCAGTACAAGCTGATAATTTTGACAAGACAGGGGTAAACATTAACCTTTCTAGAGACAACACAACCTTTTCAGTAGGTACTGGTGCAAACAGTGATTTTAGTCACGAAGCAAACGTTTTTGGCGTAGCTCACGACTTTGGTACAGCAACAGTAGGTCTTGAATTTATCGACAACGATGCTGTTGAAGATTATCGTTTAACAGTTGGTAAAACTTTTACTACTACACAAGACGAGTTAGAACCATCTAGAGTATCGTTTTATGCTACTCCAGAGCTTCACTACACAACTGGTGATTCAACAACTAAAGACGAGTTAAGATTTAGTCCAGTTGTTGGCGCAGCATTTGATATGGGTATTGTAACTCCATATGCTGAAGTAGGCTATGATTGGAAATCTTCTAAAGGCGACTTTATGGATTTTGATGAAGCAGATGCATTTGCACAAGTTGGTCTTTCGTATGGTGTAACTCCTACTACTACAGTAAATGTAGCAGTGTTACAGCAAATGGACACAGACTTTAATAGAACTGATAGAGAAGCAGTTGTATCGTTTAACGTTAACTTCTAAGTTAGCTTAAACTACTCCAAAAGGTGCCAATTTCCGACATTTTGGCACCTTTTTTCTTGACTTTTTGTTCAAGTGGTGCTATTATAATACTAAGTTAATAACTTATAGAGGCACACATTATGGCACAAAAAGGCAAATACGGACCAAGATATCTCAAAGTAGACTTCTTTGATATGTCTAAGCATTGGGCAGTAGGAACAGAGTACGCAGTCCAAGGCAGCGGCACAAACGAGTACACTATTGAGTTTACTCCAAAAGGATTCACTTGTAACTGCATTGGAATGACAATGCATGGTAAGTGTAAGCACACCAAAGCAATAGCAGAGCGTTGGGAGTATGCTTGTTCAGATAATTTTATTGAAGGAGCAGCGTAATGACTATGCATCTTGCACGTGGCCTTTCCACATTAAATACAAAAGTACGTAAGAAGAAACCTCTTACAAAATCACAAATTGAAAAACTTACAGTAGCACACCGTAAGCACAATAAATTCCTAAAATCAATCCGTAGCGAAACACTATCGTTTGACGATTATGTTCTTTACACTCGCGGACAGTACAAGCCAAAGACACAAAGGAAACCACAAGAATATAAACCTTCAGCTGTGTTTTCACGTCCGAATTCAAGTACTAATGATATTCCAAGTTTAGATTCTGGCACCTACAATGCGTTTAAAAAAGAAACGCCCAAGTATACCGGTAACCTTATTGTTGGCATTGCAACAATGCATAAGAGTAATGCAGTTCCTGTTATGCGTGGAACCAACCAAGCTAAAGAAATTAGCAGTATGCGTAGATAATATTGTCAAAACATAGTCTAAATAAAACATGGAGAGAAATAAATGAATAAACTTACTAAAACTATCGCCGGCGTGATTGCATTATCCGTTATGCTTAAGACAACTGTATTAGTTGCAGAGACACAGATGAATGGCACTCATGCCATAGAATTTGAGCAAGAGCTGTTTTCAAAAGAGCAACACCCAGAAGCGTACTGTCTTGCTCTTAATATATATTATGAATCAAGAAGTGATAACATTGCCGGAATGGCAGCAGTATCAGACGTAGTACTAAACAGGGTAGAAAGTACAGTTTATCCAAATACCGTTTGCGATGTTATCAAACAAGCAAAAATGAAAGAGAGCTGGAAAACAAAACAATTTCCAGACTTAGATGATTCTGAAAGGAAGTATATTCCAATTCGGAACAGGTGTCAGTTCAGTTGGTTCTGCGATGGCAAAGCCGACAAGCCTGCATCAGGCGATTCTTGGAACAAGGCACAAACTATAGCTTATCGAATGTTAGAATACAACTACCTTCGTGGCATTTCAGAAGGCGCTACACACTATCATGCAACCTATGTTGATCCTAAATGGAACGATAACATGTTGTTAGTAGGAAGAATTGGACTTCACATATTTTACGTGCAAAGATAAATTATTGACCCAAAGCAGCATCTTAGATGAATTACATAAAAATTCAAAGTACCCCGCCTGTGTTGGTCTTACAAGGATTGGATCTAGCATATGGCCTTGGTGCCAACAAAGAACAGAAAGTTGGACGGACATGAAGAGTCGTCCTTACCCTTGGCATCTAAGGATAGTTCCTAATCGTTTTATATGGTACACCCGAGATGGTGCAATACTACAGTTTTGGAAAGAAAAGTATCCAAAACAACCTAAAAAGACTTGACAACTAGCGCAAACTATACTATACTAAAAGAACATTAACACACACAGAGAGGCATGTTATGAAAACGAAGGCAACATTAAAGGCATTAACTGTAGGTACACTGATTCTAGGATTAGGTGCATGTAGTTCAATGAAGACAATTGATATTCGAGAAACTAAAGCTAATCCAAGTTGGTATATGGATTGTGAACAAATTGGTTCAGAAGGTTTCTTGTTCTGGAAAGACAAGTATGCTTATGCATGTGGAATGGGCGAAAGCAAATTTGAACAAGCATCAGAAGCACAAGCGTATGCATTTGCTGTAAAAGGTTTTGCAGAACGTATTAACGGAACTGTAAACAGTTCAACTACAGTTGATATCCAAAACGACACACGTAAAGACAGAACATATGTCGAACATATGGTTAAGGATACAACTATCCGTGAACATCTTGAAGTTAAGAAATACTCATACGAACTAGCAGCAACTAGTCGTGTGCATACGTATGTTCGAATTAAGATGCCACTAGAAACATTTGATCGACTTATTGCTGAAGCAAAGGTACAATAAAATGCTTAGACTAGCTTTGCTGTTAGCTGGGCTGGCTGCAATGACAGGGTGTGCATCTAAGCCACATGTTATTGCTGAGAAGCCGCAATATTGTCATACATCACAGGACATCATGATACAGAACGGAGAGACTGTTGACAGTCGAACTCACGTAGAATGTACAGACGATGACATAAAAAGGTTGTTCCAGGTTAAATCTGGTATGGCTCCAAACTGTGGTGAATTTAATTACTGGATGCTCGTAGGAGGATATAATGTTCAAAGAAAAGGTGTTAGCTGTCAAAAGCCTGATGGCAGTTGGGAAATTGTCAATACTGCTCTTAATTAGCAGTCCGGCAGTTTCAGCAGATTTTACTAATCCAAAGTTTTTTGATTATTCATCTAATCAAGGAACCACAAGGATGTTGGAATGGTCCTTTGGTTGGTTTAAAAAATTAGATCCAACACAACGAGAAGCATACATGAGTAGCGTAACACATGCATTACTTTATGCAGAAACTGGCGACAGTGTTCGTTGGAATGTATTTGATGCAAGTGGTATCTCAACTCCAGTTATGACTTGGCCTACAGGGTCTGGGTATTGCAGAAGGTTGCATTTAACTGCTATTGCATACAATAAACAACAAACTATGACAGTTACTGGTTGCTATAATAATAGTAGCGCAGATTGGTCATGGTATTCTGGTAAATAGTATATATGATATTAGGAATTTTAACACTTTTAACAGCTCTGACTATCAGTGCTATTGCAATCTACTACTCTGTAGCAGGTTTAGTTGCCATCTTTGCGGCAGCGGCAGTACCTATTATAATCATGGGCACCGCATTAGAAGTAGGTAAACTAGTAACAGCAGTTTGGTTGCACAAGTATTGGCAGCAGGCTCGCTGGTGGTTAAAAGGATACTTGTCTATTGCAGTATTGGTCCTTATGTTTATTACTTCTATGGGAATCTTTGGATTTTTATCTAAAGCACACATCGAACAAACTAGTGCAGGGCAAGAAAGTGTTGCACAAGTAGAACGTCTAGAAAGCGAAATTACACGTCAGCAAGACGTAGTTGAACGTGCAGAACAAAAGATTGCATCGTTACAAACTAGCGGTACAGGTAATGATGCTAATGTACAGTCACAAATTGATAAAGAACAAGAACGTATTGAATCAGCATACGATAGAATTAAACCTGCTATTGCAGAACAAAACACAATTATTGCTAACGTAACAGCATTATTTCAAACAGAGCTAGACAAGATTGACAAGGAATTACAAATCCTGCAAGGCTATGTAGACAACAACGAAATTAAAAAAGCACAACAAATGATTGGTGCAAGTGCTGATGGTGTGTTTGGTAAAAAGACTGCTGAGAAGATTGGTGATTGGAAAAAAGCTAAACAAGCAGAACGTGCAGAATGGTTAGTTAAGATACAAGAATCTGCTAACTCAGCAACAGTACAAGCCGCACGTACAGAAATAGCACGGTTGCGTGATAACGCTGACAAACAGATTGCACAGTCAAACAAACTTATTGAGAGATTACGCAGTCAGCTTGGTAACACTGATAAAGCAGACGATATTGATTCACAAGTAGATGAACAAAACGTTCGTATTAAAACAGCTAACGCAGAAATTGATGATCTTATAGACGAGAAGTTTGCACTAGAAGGCGAGTATCGTAAACTAGAAGCAGAAGTAGGACCTATTAAATATATTGCTGAATTTGTTTACGGTGAAAATGCTGACAACTCCATGTTAGAAGAAGCAGTGAAGTGGGTAATAATTATTATTATCTTTGTGTTTGATCCACTTGCTGTACTATTACTAATTGCAAGTCAATATACGTTTGAATGGAGACGTGACCAAAAAGGTGGCACGTTGCCCCCAAAGTCAGATCCAGACCCAGATCCAATCTTGCCCACTCCACCTTTTACGGACGAAGAATGGGAAGAAGCACATCAAGAAAACATAGAACGTAAGCATACTGAAGCACTAGAAGAAAATGAAGCGTGGACAACTAAACGTCAAGAACAAGCAAGAGCTCAATTAATTGCTGATAATGTTCCACCTGACTTTGCAACTTTATCTAAAGAGATGATTGAAGAAGATGATCTTGAGAAATGGAATAAAATGGTTGATGCCGCAGAGGCAGCAGTTGCAGAAGAAGTAGATGATGATGAAGATGACGATAGTGTATTTGAAGGTGTAGACAGCCAAGAAGCTGAAGCTATGAAAAAGTGGAAAGCCGAAGATCCACAAAAGAACAAATTAAAGACAAGCAGAATTAATCATACCCTTGGTAGAATAAAAGAACTACCGTGGAAAAAGTATTTAGAAGCTGAACCAGATTACCAAATTATTCCTGAGTTACAAGAAGAATTAAAAAAAAAGAAGTCTTTAAGTTGGATCGAAAAGGAAGGTTCAACTCAAGTCAAGAAAACAATAGAGAAAGAAGTTTAGGATATATACAGAATGCAGAGCAATCCGAAACTTCAATTTGGCAACGAGTAAAAGCAGTAGCAAATGAATAACACAATTAATATCATTACGCCACCGGATGATATACAGTTAGACGCATTAAGAATACTTACATACGATCTAGCTCCAGAACAATCCCAACTAATATCTGATGTATTATCTAACATCGACTCTCTTCCAAACATTATAATTTATGTTGCCAAAAGCGGCCAAGAGTGTGAATGGGTGGTTGACAAAAAACATAAAAGTAGTATAATTATAAGTAATGCACATTCACAAGATCAAACAATGTTTGGATATTTACTGGCACAGCAGAACAGCTACTATTTTGGACAAACTGGTTTGCAATTAGCAAACAAAAATGAGATTATGAATATTGAACAAATTAACAACATACTGGAGATAGCAATAAACACTTATGGCATATAATAGAACCACAAAACACCATCATACTAATACTAACAGAGATAGATTTCAAAAACCTAAGAGACAGTTTACACCTGATCCAGAGGGCTTGGCGGTAGCTGTAAGAGACGGTGAAGATGTCAATAAGGCTCTCCGTAGGTTAAAGAAAAAAATTGAACGTGACGGATTGTTTAATGAAATCCGTGAACGTCAGTACTACACTAAGCCTAGTGAAAAACGTAAGATCGCCAAAGCGGCGGCAAAGGCACGTTGGAAAAGAAAAGAACGTGAACTTGATCTAGGACCACAAAAGCAACCAAGACGCAAATAGTTTCAACTTAAAGGTTGACATGTCTATAACTCCCTGTTATAATAAACTATATAAATTAGAAAGGCACACACATGAAAACAGACATTATGATCGATTTAGAAACGCTGGATGTACTTCCAACGGCAACGGTACTAACAATTGGGGCCGTTAAGTTCGATCCGTTTGGTGACGATGTAAGGCAAAAGACAGCAGATAAATTTTATGTAAAAGTAGATATTGATAGCTGTGATGCACTAGGATTAACTACAACGCAGTCCACAATTGATTGGTGGGCTCAACAAAGCAAAGCAGCACAAGACGAAGCATTTAGTACAGACAACCGTATTCCTATTGCAGATGCAATGAATCAACTTTATAAATTTTGTTGGGGTGCTAAACGTGTATGGAGTCACGGTGCTAGTTTTGATGTTGTTATTTGTGAACATATTTTTCAAAAACTAGAAAAGATGTGTCCTTGGAATTTTTGGCAAGTGCGTGATACACGTACATTATTTGACATAGGAATCAATCCACACCGTCCGCCTGTGTTAGCTCACCACGCATTAGAAGATGCATGGAATCAAGCAGTTGGTGTACAAAATGTACTTCGAACGTTGAGATCAAGTTCGACTATTGAAGGCAAGTTTATACAGCCTTATGCAAATCAACATTAAGGAGTAAATTAATGCGGATCGAAGAAGATATGAAGTTAGATTATAAGGATGTATTGATACGTCCTAAACGTAGCACACTAGGTTCACGCAAGGATGTAGATCTAGAACGTGGGTTCACTTTCCGTAACTACAAAGGACCACGTCCAATGCATAGACATTATCGTGGCATACCTATTATGGCAAGTAACATGGATGGTGTTGGTACATTTGAAATGGCAGACAAACTTGCAGAAGGCGGGATTTTTACTTGCTTGGTTAAAACATATAGTATCAAGGAACTTGTAGATTACTTTGATCAAGATGACAGATCACATGATCCTGCAAGGACAGAATATGTTGCTATGAGCATTGGTATTACAGATGACGATCATAAAAAATTTAGAATGGTATACGAACAAGTTAACGATCGATTGAAGTATGTTTGTATTGATGTAGCAAACGGTTATAGTAGTCGCTTTAGAGATGTTGTTGCAGAGTTTAGAACACAATATCCAGACATTGTAATTATAGCAGGTAATGTAGTTACAGGCGAAATGACGGAGGAACTTATTCTTGCTGGAGCAGATATTGTTAAAGTGGGCATTGGCCCTGGTAGTGTATGCACAACACGTATACAAACAGGTGTTGGGTATCCTCAACTCTCAGCAGTTATTGAATGTGCTGATGCTGCTCACGGTCTCGGAGGCCATATTATTGCTGATGGAGGTTGTACTTGTCCTGGTGATGTAGCCAAAGCATTTGCAGGCGGAGCAGACTTTGTGATGCTTGGCGGTATGCTGGCAGGACACGACGAAGGCGGTGGTGAAGTAATTACCAAACGCTATCAAACCAATGAAGTTTTGCCCTCAGGATATATGGTTGGTGATACAGATGTCGGCGAAATTAAACTAAAAATTGAAGAAAAGCAGTTTGTGCAGTTCTACGGTATGAGTAGTGATGCAGCAAACACAAAGCATTTTGGTGGACTTAAAGACTATCGTTCATCAGAAGGACGTGAAATACTTGTTCCTTTCAGGGGAGAAGTAGCACGTACAGTGCAAGATTTACTAGGCGGATTGCGTAGTACTTGCACATACGCAGGTGCATTAAGGTTAAAACACCTTATGCGTTGCACAACATTTGTACGTTGTACTCAACAATTTAATAGTGTGTATGCGTCAAATGATAAATAAATGTGTACAAAGGACGAACCGGAGTACATTTAACGGGATGCCGAAAGGATCCTAAATTTAATCTTGCTTAATAAAGGAGAAAACTATGACAAGAATAACAACTCTAGACCTACCACAATTCCACAGAGCTACAATCGGCTTTGACAGACTATTCAATGAACTCGAAAGAGGCTTTGCAAATAGTCCAAATGGAAATGGTTACCCTCCATACAACATCGCACAAGTCAACGAAGACGAGTATATGATCTCAGTCGCTGTGGCTGGCTTTAGTATGGACAATCTTGAGATTACCAAAGATGGTGATCAACTAAAGATTGAAGGAACTGCTCCGAAAGGAGACGAAGATGTAAACTACCTACACAAGGGTATCGGCGGACGTAACTTCCGCAGAGAGTTTACACTTGCTGACCATGTTAATGTTGAAGGCGCAACACTAGAACTAGGTATGCTTAATGTACACCTAAAGCGTGAAGTTCCAGAAGCATTAAAACCTAAAACAATTAAGATCAAAGATGGTCTTACTATCGAAGGCAAGTAACATCGTGTCTAGGGGGAGTGAAATACCTCCCCCGCTTTTAAGAGTGTTAAGAGAGGGAAATAATGAGTAATAAGACAGACGCAATTATTGATGAACGAGTTGAAATTGATGTAGAGATGCCTCGATTGTGGACCGTAGTATTCCTTAACGATGATGTAACACCTATGGAATTAGTAATTGATATTCTTCTTAGTGTATTTAAAATGGAAAAAGAACAAGCAAAAAAGAAAACACTAGAAATACACAATTTTGGTGCTGCTGTTATGGGACCATATCCGTTTGAAATTGCAGAAGAAAGAGCATTGCAATCAACTAAAATTGCTAGAAAATTTGGATCTCCACTTAGAGTTACTATAGAAGAACAATAAGATAACTACTGTTATAATTAATACTGAGGTGCCAAATGAGCTTAAAAGAACTAACAAAAGAAAATCACACTAACGCTGAACGACAAGAATTTGTAAAAGTTATGTTCGGTGGAAACATTGAACCTGAGTTTTATGCATTGTATTTGTGGAATCAATTTCCAGCATACGAGCTATTAGAACTTATGGGCCAACAACATAGTTTGTTTGACGATGTACCACAACTAATAAGGTCTAAAGCTATTATGGCAGACTTCTTAGAGCTTTGGAAACACGAAGATCGTCCTCCAACACTTAAAACAACTCACAAGTATGTGATGTATCTAAAAGAGATCATGAATGATCCAAATAGACTTATGGCACACATCTATGTTAGACACATGGGCGACCTGAGTGGCGGTCAAATGATTGCTAAACGTGTACCAGGTGAAGGCAACATGTATAAATTTGATTGTGACATTAACGATTATAAAGAAAAGATTAGAGCTAAATGTAACGACAACATGGCAGACGAAGCTAAGGTATGTTTTGATTTTGCCACTGAACTATTCAAAGAATTGATGGAGCATAAAAAGGGTGAGTGAAAGTGTAATTTGGGATCGTTTAATCGATTGTAAGAATGAAATTATTAATATATTTAATGAGAACGCTGTAGAGTTTGACGAGCCAGGATTAGCACACTTTAACAACGACACTTGGGTTAACAGAGTTTGGAAAAACGATCATGTGCGTAGAGCGCATATTGATGTAGTAGATGCTCGTGAGTCTAAAGGCTTGTGGATGATGCATGTATGTGTGTTTCCTGTACTAACTAATGACGGTCCTATATACGGCTTTGATGTTATTTCAGGTAAGCGTAAGATGACTGGTGCATTCCATGACTTTAGTGCTAGTAGTGGCGGTGAAGACCATCCTATGATAGAAGGCTACAAAGAAGCAGTAGCAGAATTTATTCCTAGCAAAAAACGTGCATTGCCTGAATGGGCTACAAATATTTTTACTGACAGTATGATCGCTGCTGGTAACGTTGCTAGTGAAGAAGAAGCAACTGCAATTGTTGATCTAGCATTAGATAACCTACGTGCATATTTTTCTGAAATTAAAGAGTTTACAGGCTATGCAGATCCAGCCATTACAGCAGGATGCCAAAACTATTATTGTCACAACCAGCAACAAAATCCCCACACACCACGTACTATGAAAAGCCTAGGTCTTAACGAAGCTGATGTAGACAAGTTTTGCACAGATATGTTATTTCCAAAACTAGGATAAATAATAGTATGAGAGCATTTGAATTTTTAATTGAAGTTACTGATAGCGAAGATCTGCGAGATAGTCCAGATCTTGAAAATCTTAAATCCAGCTTGGCAAGTAAGATTAAAGAACTTCCTACTGATCCACAAACACAAAAAGTCTTACAAGAAATTGAAGAACTGCTGCAAAGCATTGGTGCTGGTAGTCGTGTAGAAATGGTTAAACAGTCGCTGGCAACAATTGCTGATGCTGAAGTAAACAAAGCACAAAAGCTCTTAGCAAAATACTTTATGAGTTTAGAAGCTGATCCTAAAGATAAACAAGCAATGTTAACTGCTTGGAAGAATGATCAGTTAGTTGATGTTAAAAAACTTGTAACACCAGGCGCCCACACTGTTGAAGATATTATTGTTGGATATAACGCTAACCCTGCTATTAAAGAAATGACAGACGATCTTGCTCAGATCTCGTTCTTAGGGCAAGGTAAAGGTGAGTTCCTACTTTCAGTGTTTAGTAAGAAGATTGGCAAAGCAGGCAAAGGTGATTTAAATATTGAAGGCGTTGGCAGTGTTGAAGTAAAAACTAGAGAAGGTGGAGCAGGACGTTTCCATGATCAACAAGTTAAACCTACATCAAACTATGTTCCAGCTGCAAACTTTTTTAAGAAAACATTCGATGTTGAAATTAAAGAACAAAAAGTTGAATCAGGTACAGGAATTAGTATTGCAGGATTAATTAAATTAGCCTCAGCTATACCACCAGAGTCTAAGCAAAAGATGAAACAGCTACTTACTCCTGTAATGAAAGAAATCTTTCCAGCGTTACCAAATGCAGCAGGCCCAATAGTTGATGCAATTATGATGGGCAATACCGGTCAAGCAAAACAGCGTTATGCTGTAGCAAACTTAGAAAATTATATTAATGTTAAAGTAGAAGATGTAGGTATCTTAATGATTGATTTAACGAAAAATCCTTATACATTAATCTTCTTTACTGATAATGCTTCGCTTAATAAAGGCGGGCTAAGATTGCACTCAAGTACAGCGTATCCAATTAGTGGCGAGTATAGGAACATTTATCCTCAAACACATATTGAGACTACAAGCCGTCCTCAAGAATAGCTAACATACACGTACTAAATTATATTTTTTTATTTTAGCAATTAAATTAGTTCTACCGATACCTAATTCTTTAGCTGCTCTAGATTGATTCCAGTCATGGTAATCAAGAGCTTGTATTAAGCGACTAGTTTCAAATAATTCCATTTCAGCTGTTAGTGTGCTTGGTGCGCCATTGTCGTTTGCTGCGGGGAAATGCTCTTCTAGCATGTTCCAAATGGCGTCTTGTTCGTTCTGATAAGACATGTTTATTCCTTTGCTACTAGTATTTATTTGTTACGACACGTAACTTAAAAAAATGTTGAGTTATAAGGGCTGGGTGTAAATATTTTTACACCAGAAAAGATAAATATGTATGTAGTTAGAAAGAAATCAAATACTTCGGTTAAATACTGATGTATTTCCTAATAACTGCAGGAGCGATTTATGAAACAAGGTATATTTAAAATATTTCTTTTAGGTGTGTTGGCGACAGCATCTGCCGCACATGGCGGTGACGAAGTCTTCACATTTAAAAATCCCTCTTTTAGTGGCCTAGGTTATTCAACCCATGTACTTAGTATTGAACAGTTACAGTTCACACGTAAACAAGATATTAAGGAACAAGCGGACGCCGATGCAGCCAAAGCGAAAAGAGAAGCAGAGTCAACTAACTTGGCTAAGTTTCTTAACAACGTTGAGTCAAGAATATATGCACAATTATCCAAGCAGATGGTTGATAATATGTTCGCTGACAATGGTGCATTATCTGGCACTGCCGAAATAGAAGGGGCCACTATATACTGGCTCAAGGATGTATCAGCTGATACTATCTCTATTACAATTACTGAAGAAGACGGCAGTGTTACAACCATAACGGTACCACTACAAGGATTTGGATTTTGATCAAGAATGTTATGTTTAAAAATATATTGGTACTATTGTTTGGCATAGCATTACAAGGTTGTGCTGCAACCTATACTAAACAAGACTGGTCTGCACCCGTTGCAGCAGTTAGCCCGTACCAAAGTGTTCTTGACACGGTTCCACCAATTGATGGGCCGAAGATCACTATAGCTGTTTATAGTTTCATAGATAAAACAGGGCAACGTAAGCCAAACGATTCTTTTAGCCAACTTAGCAGTGCGGTTACACAAGGATCAGAAGTTTGGGTTATTAATGCTTTGAAAGAAGTAGGTGGAGGAACTTGGTTTACAGTAGTAGAGCGTGTAGGTTTAGATAATCTAGTAAAAGAAAGACAGTTGATAAGAAGTACTAGAGAAGTTTATGAAACAAATCCTACAGATCTTAAGCCAATGACGTTTGCAGGTTTGTTATTAGAAGGTGCAGTAGTTGGGTATGATTCTAATATTGAAAGCGGAGGAGCAGGTGCTAGATACTTTGGCATTGGCGGGCAAACTAGTTATAGAACGGACCAAGTCACTGTAGCAATGCGAATCATTAGTACGCAAACAGGAGAGATACTTTTAACTGTTGCAACTGAGAAAAAGATCGCAAGTTATAGTAGTGGAGGCGATGTATTTCGTTTCTTAGATATGGGCACAAAGGCACTAGAAGTAGAAATAGGCGCAGCAGTAAATGAACCGACTAATTATGCAGTTAGAACAGCGATAGAAGCTGCAATAGTCGAATTGATTAACAAAGGAAGAAAACAAAAACTTTGGGACTTCGTGAAAGAGAACGTAGAAGTAGAGATGACAATACCGACATCAAAACCTACAGTAGATCAACGCAGTGATGCAATAATTAAATTACCAGAACCGGAATTTAAACTAGCATTTCCAGGCGTAACAGATTACTATTGTAATAAAGATGACATGTGTTGGCATGATGACCCGAAAATTAAACAATTGTCCACTATGATTGGACAAGGGAGCGAAAATGAAAATAAAGACCCTACTAGCAAGTAGTCTTTTAATGTTTGGTTTTGGATTAGGAACTCTGCCGGTGTTCGCGAATGACATATACATTCAACAGTCAGGTAACGATCTAGATCTAGACGTAACACAAGATGGTACTAATAACATACTTGGTACAACTACACAAGGAGTGATCCTTGCAGGAAACAACATGACCTTCTCCGTGGTACAACAAGGAGATACTAATATAATCAAAACTCAGATCAATGGTAATACATATACGGGTAACATTAATCTAGTTGGTAACAGCAACACAGTTGATTTGGACTGTGATAGCACTGGTGGAACCAACTGTGAAACTGTAAGTTTAAGTATTGATGTAACTGGTAGTTCAGTTGACCTAACAGCAACCATTGGTGATAATAACGATGCTGCTAACTATGTAGGTACTATTGATATTGCGAACGCAAGTAACCAAGATACTTTTATCTTTATCCTTGAAGCTGCAAATGGCGACATGGATTACGATTTAAGCAACGATGGTTCAACTGCACTTACTGGAGTAGGAATAGGTGGTACTACAAACACTGCATCCTCAGTAGAAAGTGGAGTTGCTAATACTGTAAACGTTACACAGTCAGGAGCTGGTGATATTAACGGACATAGTTTACTTTTTAATCAGAAGGGTGGTGGTAGTATAGTAAACATTACGCAAACAGGGGTTGAAGATAAAACTATTAGTTTAACGACTGTTGGCAACGATGCAACTATAGACATTACGCAGACTGACTAATGTTGTTACGTTGGGTTTTCTTATGTATAATTGTGATCTCTCCAGCGAGGGCTGCTGCTGATAGTATTGGTTCAGTAACTCAACAAGTTGGTAACACTATTATTGAGAGAAAGGCTGGCGAATCACTGAAAGCACAAAAAGGTAGTGATGTAGTAAGTTATGACACTATCAAGACAGGCCAAGGTAAGACTGCTATTCAGTTTCTAGATGAAACTCGAGTTGATGTAACACAAAACAGTAAACTAATAATTGATGAGTTTGTGTATGATCCAGTTACTTCAACAGGTAAACTAGCATTAAAAGCATCATTCGGAACTATACGTTACGCCTCAGGACAAATTGCTAAAAACAGCAGGCAAGACATAAAGATTTCAACACCGACAGCTAGTATTGGTGTTCGTGGAACAGACTTTACTATGACAGTAGACGAAACTGGTTCTTCAACTATTGTCTTACTTCCAAGTTGTTCTGCAATTGGAGTAAAGCGTATATGCGTGGTAGGCGAAATTGAAGTAACATCAGACATTGGCACGGTAATACTTAATCAAGCGTTCCAAGCAACTGTTGTAGACACACCTAAGAGTAACCCTTTGAAGCCGATTATTATTGACATTAATGAACGATTGATAGATAACTTGTTAATCATACGTAAGCCCAAAGCACTTAAACTAGAACTAGAAATAGAAAGAGCCAAAGACTTAGCAGACTTTTTAGGATTTGATTATTTAGAATTTGACGGATTGGATATTAACTATCTAGATGAACAAACTACAGACATTTGGCAAACAGGCTTAGACATGAACTATTTAGATCAAAACTTTTTAGCAAACGTACTTGATCAACTTAACGAAATGTTAGCAATGGTGTTAAGTGGAGCATTGAATCAAAAGTCTGGAAAACTTACTTACGGAAAAGATCCAGTAACAGGAATTGAAATTTACAACCAAACACCAAGTTGGTTATTTAAAAGAGACAGTGGCACAGGCATGACAGTTGAACTATTATTAGATCAACAAAATGGTTATAACATTAATCTACAACAATCAGATTTTGAATTTAGAGAATTTCAACTAGGTGACGGGAGCAACGAAATTGATATCATTCAAAAATAAAATAACAGGAACACACTTAGGAATATTAATATTAGTAATGTACTTTGCGGCGCAGACTTGTATGGCTAACGAGATTTACATCAACCAGGCTGGTAATAACATTGACATGACTATTGTTCAAGATGGTGAGAATAATGTTATTAGTTCACTTACTGGTAACACCACTAAAGCCACAATCTCCGGTAATAACACAAGCACAACGTTTACACAAACAGGCGATAACAATGATATAGGAGTGTATATGAGTGCTGGCAATGGACAGCAGACAATTACACAAACAGGTAATACTAACTATGCTGTGTCAGACTGTCACGGCAACAACTGTTCGACAACCATTACACAAAATGGTAACAACAACTCAGCAAATTTAGAGTTTGGTAACGGCGGTGATTACGATAACACTGGTACAATTACACAAGACGGCAACTACAATGCGGCTGGTATGGAAGCAAATGGTGATGACAATACTTTTGTTGTAGATCAAGACGGAGACAACAATGCTGTTGGAGGGATTACCGGTGCACCGATTACTGGTGATAATAATATACTATCAATAACACAAGATGGCGACT